TCAGGCGGCATTCGAGATAAGCTCTATCGTGATTTCTCCATCTTTCTGTACCAGAACCTTTTCAACAGTTCTCATAAAAGTCTGTTCGTCGAAACTCTTCATTCCGAGCTTCTGGGCGATGGCTTCCAGTAGCGCGACTTCGCGCAGGATCGGATTTGCACAACCATTTCCGGCTTTTCCCTTGCTGCGTTCCTTGCAGCACCAGGCCTTGTAGCTCTCACCACCTTTGGCATCCCTTTCCTTGAACGTCCGCCGCCTGTAAGGGGCTCCGCATTGCGCGCAGAAGAGCTTTCCGTAGAGGAAATGTGCATTGGCCCGTATCCGCTCAACGCCTGCCTCTTTCGCAAGTTCACGCCGGCGGAGGATACCTTGAGCCTTTTCCCACGTATCTCTATCGATCAGCGGCTCGTGAACATCCTGAAGGAAATAGGTCTTGTACTCCGCCTGTAAGTCGGGCTTCTTGGTCAGATAATTTACCGGCGCGCGCTTTTGTAGAATACGGTCTCCCGCATAGATCTCGTTTTTTAAGATATACCGTACTGCCTGACAGCTCAGCGGCTTGCTGCTTCGCAGGCTGTGCCCGCCCGCCGCCGCCACCATCTCCGTCACTTCGCGGACGCTCTTTCCTTCCGTATAAAGCCGGAAGATCATCTGCACGATCCACGCGTCACCATTGGGAACAGGCTTGCCCTGCTCATCTGCGTCATAGCCCAGCACCTGATTGTTGCTGATCTTGTATTCTCCCCGTTCATGCCGCCGTGCTATGCTCCACTTTACGTTTTCGCTGATCGACCGGCTTTCATCCTGCGCTATGGCCGACAGCAGAGAGAACATCATCGAGCAGGCAGGGTTCAGAGAGTCGATGTTCTCACGCTCAAACCGCACAGAAACGCCCTGCTCCCGCAGCTTCTCAACGTATGTCTGGCAGTCCACGATGTTACGTGAAAAGCGGGAAATGGACTTCACCAGGATGATGTCAATCTTCCCCTCCAGTGCGTCCGCAATCATCCGTTGGAATCCTGCGCGATGTCTGGCGCTGGTCGCGCTTTTGCCTTCGTCCGAATAGATGCCCGCATACTCCCATTCAGGATTGCTGCGAATCAGACGCTCATAGGCGGCGATCTGCGTCTCAAAGCTCTCCTCCTGACTCGCCTTGTCCGTACTGACGCGGCAGTATGCGGAGACCCTTTTCTTTCTGTCATAATCTTTGCGGCGGATATGGCGCACGATCATAATGCTCTTTCCTCCCGTCAACCGCGTATCAAAAGCCAAAGGGGAAGGTATGTGATCCTTCCCCCTTCCATGATTAAAACGCTGCGGCCCACCTTGCGTACTTCTTCGCCTCTCTGGCAAGGGCCGCCATCACTTCTTCCTGCGGCATGTCCGATGCCATCAGGTCACTGGCCTTTTCGAGCAGCGCATTCTGAGCTTCGCCACGCTCCCGCTTCCTCCGGGACAAACCCGCCACATAAACCGGATCATCCTTCATGTTGGCGATTTGCAGCGTAACATCCGTCTTGCCGCCGTATTTCCAATGCACCGTCATCGCGTGGTTTCGTCCAAAGGTGATCTTCTCCACCAAGTCGTCCAGCCAGAAATATTCCACCGTCTTGAAGCTCGGATGCTTCTGCTTCATAGCCACCATGATCTGCGCGGCCTCACTCTGCTTCTGCTTTACCTGCTCCACATCCACGAGCCGGTATGCTTCCAGCATGGCCGCGTCCAACAGCTTGGGCTTGAGCACGTACTGCCCGCAAGAGCTTTCGTTCCGGTCGCAATGCCACGCCGCGTGGGTATCCTGCACATCCATCTTGTGCTGCATCAACCGTTCCCCGCACACCGGGCAGACCAACAAATCGCCATAGGGATACTGGACTGGACGCTTATGCGTGCTCTTCAGCTCAGCAATTCTATGAACGCGGTCATACTGCTTCCGGCTCACAATGGGCGTGTGATGATCCCGTACATAATAGCTGGGCAGCACATGGTCTCTGTTCTTGACCTCCCTGTGCGTCAGGTGATCCACCGTATACTTCTTCTGCATCAGCACATCCCCAACGTATTTTTCGTTGGTAAGGATGCAATGCACATGCGAGGCGTCCCAGTTGTTCACATATGCCGACGGGCGCTTCTCAGCCATCAGCTTCTGCGCAATCTGATGCATGGAATACCGTCCCGTTTCATACAGGTCGAAAATGTAGCGAACCGTCTCGGCCTGTTCCGGTACGATGACGTAATTCCCCTGTTTGTCATAGGTGTAGCCGAAAATATAGGTGCGCTTGGGGATACCTGCTTCAAAGCGCTTGCGGATGCCCCACTTGGCGTTCTCCGACAGCGACCGGCTCTCTTCCTGCGCAAACGCCGCCAGTATGGTCAACAACATCTCCGAAAAGGCCGTGCCCGTGTCGATGTTCTCCTTCTCAAAGAGCAGTTGTACGCCTAGGCTCTGCAAGTAGCGGATATGCTGCAGGCATTCCAGCGTATTGCGGGCGAAACGCGATATGCTCTTCGTGATGATGTAATCGATCTTGCCCGCCTCACAGTCGCGAATCATTCGCTGGAACTCCGGCCGCTTTTCTACCCTTGTTCCGGAGATGCCCTCATCCGAATAGATGTCCACCAGCTCCCAATCGGGGCGCAACTCGATCTGTGTGCGGAAGGCAGCCATCTGCAGCTCAAGGCTGGACATCTGCCCCTCGTTGTCCGTGCTCACGCGGCAATAGGCAGCCACCCGCTTGCGCCTACCTGCGCTGCCATCCATGCGCTGCGCGACAGCCTGCTCGTTGTAAAGTCTCTCTACCCGGGCCATGCGGGTTCACTCCTTTCTCTGTTCCTGTGCGCTTCCATTGCGCGCGCTGTTCAGCAGCTCCCGTTCTTCCTGAGTGAATCTCTTTCTCACCGTCCAGAGCAGCTTGCGTTTCACCAGCTCCTGCACCTTGTCGTATGTCTCCCGGTCGATGATCGGCTCGTGATGCGATTCGATATAATACTGATCCCGCTCGCCCCTGTTGGGCACCTGACGGTTGCGCGAGGGACGATAGGACTTGTTGGTCAGCACATCTCCGATATAGGCTTCATGTTTGAGCAGCTTTGTAAGCCGGTAATTGTCCCACACCAGCCCCGTTTCCTCCTCGCGCTCCATCTTGTTCAGTCCCTCTATGATCTCCTGGTAACAAACGCCTCGCCCAGCGGACTGGAACGCAAACCGCACACGTCTGGCTTCGCTCTCGTGGATGTACCAGCGGTTGGCCTTTTTGTCCCGCCTGTACCCGTAGGGCGCTTTGTGGAAGGGGTCGCCTGCCGCATTTCTCCGTTCATACGCCCAGCGCATGTTCTGCCCGATGCTGATGCTTTCTTCTTCTGCAATAATCGCCAGTATGTTCAGCAGCAGTTCCGACTTGTTGTCCATGGTGTTGATTCCCTCTTTTTCAAAGAGAACCGGTATGCCCAGCTGCTTGAGGTGGTCGATGGTGGTCAGGCAGTCGCGCAGGTTGCGCGCAAAGCGAGAGATGGACTTGGTCATCACGATATCGATCTTCCCGTCTTCGCAGTCGCGGAGCATCCGCTGGAATTCCGAGCGGCGCTTGATCGATGTGCCTGATTTACCGTGGTCGCCATATACGCCCGCCAGCACAAGGTCATCCCTACTGCCAATCATCTGGATATAGGCGTCGCGCTGCGTCTCAAACGAGCTGTCCTGCACCTCATAAAGGGTGCTCACCCGGCAGTATACCGCTACGCGCTTCGGCTCCATGCGTTTCCCTCCTTTACGCCAGCGCCATGGCTTTTTGCCGCTGACGCTTTTCCTTTGCCTTCTGCCTGCCCACGTCATCGAAGAACGCCGCGTTGCCGTCCAAATGCTCCAGCAGCGTCTGACGGGGCCGCGCAAACTGCTCGCCAATGAAGCCCAGCCGCAGGAGCCACGAGCGCATCTGGTACTTGGGATTGCTCATGTCGCAGGGCTTCATCCGCGCTTTCCGCGTGCTGGCGGCCATGGCGCAGACCTGCACCAGCAGGCAGGCACAGGCTTCGATGGCAGGGATAGAAAAGGCATCCAGCGGAAGGCTGAATGCCAGATCCTGGCCTACGACCAACTGGACTTCCTCCCGAAGCCCCAGCGCCATCTCCACCAGCTCACGCCGTGCGTCCAGAATGGTGTAGGCGTTCATCACCATCTCCATGTCACAGCGCTCTGGGACAAAGTAGAGCGCCAGCTCGCCGTCCGGCGCAAACCCTCGCCTGCCGAGTGTCTCCAGCGCCTTCAGCGCGCAGGGCATGGTGTCCAGCGTGAAGGTCTCTGTCACGACGTACTTCCCGCTGATGTGCCAACCGCCCGCATCATACCAGCCGCGGTCGTAGGCGCTTCCCTCGCGGTTGCGCACATAGACCGGCTTGACATTCATGGCCAGACCCAGCGTCCGCGCGATCTCCCGCTGCACGTCTGCATCTCGCTGGTGCGGGCAGTCCACTCGAAAGGCCGCATAGAGCTTGCCTGCACATTCCCGCTGTATCCGCTCCTGTTCCATGGCATTTTCTTCCCATTCCCGATTTGGGGTTTCCGCATATCGGGAAGGATAGGCCGTTGCTCTGATGATTCCCATTCCATATCCTTCTTTCATGATGATTCCAAGGTGCGGCTTATCCGCCGTTCTGGTGGTCTATCTATCACTCAGAACGACACTTTTATCAAGCCATTTGTGGCCATGGAACGGATAACAAACAGATAACAAACTTTTACAAAAGCCGGTGCTATTGAGACGATTGCCGGTGAAAAGATAAAAAAGAATAGGGCAGACCGTCACACGGTTCTGCCCTGGTTGGATGGCTTTATGGGCCGGTATGGATGCAGCGTCAGATTCGCTTGGAATACTCCCCGGACACCCAGCCGACCTTGCCGTTGACTGCGACGGCGTTCCAGCCGTTGGCAGCGGTGGCGACATAGGCGTAGGTGCTGCCGGGCTTCACAGAGGTGATGCGGGCATAGTTCGTGCCGTTGCCATAGCGGATGTTGACCTTGCCGCCGTTCGAGACGATGACCACCGTTTCACCCAGCGGCTTGGGAGATTCCGGCTCATCGGGCGCGTCCGGTTCTTCCGGCTCCACAGGCGCGCCTGTATCTCCGCCTTCCTCCTCGCTGCCGTCCGCGTCGGCGTCCGCCACGGCGTCCATCAGCGCAGCGTGGCTCTTTTCGCCATACTTGCCGTCCACTTCCAGACCTTCATCCTTCTGAAACGCTTTGACCGCTTCCAGCGTCTCGGAGCCAAATTCGCCATCTGCTCCGTACCGGGGCAGGTCATAGCCCAGCTGCAGGAGCAGTTCCTGCAGCGCCTTTACATCGCTGCCTTCCATACCCTTCTTGAGCAGGCGGGAGCCAAGCGTGTGCTCTGTTGCGGGAACGTTCACTGCGCCTTCGCCGTAGTCGATAAATGGCAGCTTGTACCAGTGCGTCCAATTGCGCGAGGACACGCGGGTCTTGACACAGCCGTAGTTGAACCCGCGCTCCTCGACGACATAGCCGTCGCCGATGTACACGCCCACATGTCCATCCGAGCGCAGCGCGACGCCGGGCAGTTCCGGCAGGCTGTCCATCGTGCCCCAGTCGCAGCCCTTGCTCTTGGCGTAAGTGAACATGCCGTTGGCGGATTTGTCCGGGCAGCCATTGCCGCCGTACTTGCTGGAGAATTCCCTGTCCGTGCCAATGGATTCCATGACACCCTGTCCTCCATCCGTCCACATGTATCCCTTGATCAGCCCCACGCAGTCCGCGCAGACCTTCTTTTTGGCGATATCGTCCCTGTATCGGGAGGTGCGGCTGGAGCCGTAGTGGCTGGGATACTGCTTGGCCTTGCGGGCGCGCAGGGATTCGGTGCATTTGTAGACGACCGTGCCGTACCAGTAGGGCTGGCCCAGCATGGACTGGCAGAAGGCGGCGAAATGTTCGTTGGTGAACGGGGTGTTGTTGCGATCCGGCATGGTTCTTCCCTCCTGTAAAAATGAGGACGGCAGGATCTCTGCCGCCCTAAATAGTCGTTCTTATGTTGAATTCAGTCCTGCTTGGGCGCGTCATAGGTCATGGCCTGCTTGCTATCCGACAGGCCCGCGGTGGTGGGATCCGCGATCACGCCCACCATGCCCAGGATGGTGAGGATGCCTTCGGCCACCTGCATCACCGCGCTCTGCGTCACGGCGGGCGCGATCTCCAGCAGCTGCAGCAGGTCGTAAATGAACACCACCACCAGCGAAATCAGGCCGGCCAAAAAGGTCTTGTTCTGAAAGCGGACTTTCCAGTTGATTTGCATAATTTCTTCCTCCTCGATGTGTCGATTGCAACGCGAGATTACCGCGATGGCTCCGTGTGTTCCTCTCCGCCCTTCTTGTAGGGCAGCTCCATGGCCTGCCTGACCATGTCGGTCACGATCCCATCCCCGCCCAGGCTATGATAGGCCTCGTACATGCTGGAGATATTCTCCCGGGCGTACACCGGCGCGTAGCCCTTCTCAAAATAGTGATCGCACGCGCTGATGATCCGGTCCCGCAGCAGCGCCCGCATCCCGTCGTCCAGCGCCTTGTCCTGCCTGCGGGCATGACGCATGTGCTTGCTGACCCGCCGGTAGCTCGCCGCCGCTAAAGCCGCTACAATGCCAAACAGCCATTCCACCCAATACCGCGTGATCCAGTCCGGCACTTCCTTTCACCTCCATCCTCGCTCGTGGTATCATAAAAGCCGCTTCTCATCCATGAGAAAAGCGGCTCTTATTCCGTGGTTTCTTCGGTTGAAATATCCGGCTCGGTCTGTTCCTGCCATGCGGCGGGGTAGGTAAGAGGCGACCACACGCAGTTGTCCATCAGGCAGATATAATGAACGCCATGGAAGGTAATCCTATCACCTGCCTGATAGGCGTCGTGCGCGCCGCTGGGCTGGATGTATTCGGGCCACTCGTCCTCGGGCGGAGAGGGCTCGTCCGGTTCCTCCGCTCCAGCAAGCGCCTCAACCATAGCGCGCAGCTGCCTGAGTTCCGCCCAGATCGTTTCGATCTCAGTGTTGTAATCATATTGTGGAGCCGCTTCACTCCGCGCTTCGCTGTACAACTCCTCGCGATCCGCGTCTGTGAGTTTACCCTCCACATGATAGCGGTCGATATTCCTGATCAGCCCGGTCAAATCATATCCGCCCCGGCGGATGACGTTTTCAAAAATAGCTTTCATGGGAGACCTCCCTCTGCCGCAACAGTTTCAAGCGCGGCCAGTCTGTCAGTGATAGTCGATAATGTGTGGATGAGATCAGCACGACCGGATACAGTCAAACGGTCTGCGTCCGTGTAGAGCGTATTGATTCCAATTAAAGCCGGTATGGGAGACGCTCCTTCAGCGGAAAATGCCTCTCTTGCAATCGTCTCATACACAATCGTGACCGGTGTTCCCGCCGCCTTTTCTGCGGCCAGATAGCTCTGCAGTTCTTCCACGCTGGAGAAATTCGATGTGCTGCGCATGCGCAAAGATGGATATTGGAGCGTAGGTGTGCTGAAAACCCAAAAGCAGTCGTCGATATCCTGCGCCCATGGATTGCCCACGGTGAAGTGCGAGCTGCGCTGTACCCGTTTCGCCGCATCCACGCTGCTGGTCGTGCTGGGCTGTCGATTGGAATCGCTGGACAAAGCGCACTGGAAATAGACACGGTCCTCTATGGTCAATTCACTCCATCCTTCTGAGCCGTCCAACATAAGACCATACACCGTTGCACTTCCGTTTCCCGTTGCGGCGTCCATTTCGCCGCCATATATCAATTGCGGTAACCGTAGCAAATATGTATTGCCACGATAGGGCTCCCAATCTCCTGCAGATGGGCTATCCTTCCCATATTGCAGGTAGACGTAAACGTCCGTATCTGTTGTCACTCCGCGTTGCACTGTAATATACCAATATTGTGGTACATCTCCCTCATCGATCTGTATTTGAGAAACTGCGTACCAAAAATTCTCGCCAGTTGCCTTTTTCCATACCACCAGGTGCGCGCTGGCGCCAGGTGCATCGATTCCTCTATAAGCCCCTGACGGCAGGCTCTGCCCCGCCATTGATAGGAGTGGACCGTCGGTATTTGCGGATGCTGTACCGCTTATGTGGATAATTCCGTCCGCTTTTTCAGTGAATGTAATCCCATTCTTTGTCATGTTGTGAATCGGGCTGTAAGGCATAAAATTCTTTCCGATCCGCCTCAGCTCCACGGCCTCCATCCCCGTGATCATACAGGGATGATCCGGGTCTGGCACAGAAAGCCCCATACTTTTCGCACCCAGTTCTGCAAGCCCACTGGTATCAGTCACCTTCTCCGCCTGCCCCGTCACCACCACCGGTGCTGCCAGCGCATATCGGACGGTCACCGGTGATGCCGCCAGCCGTGCCTTCCAGTCCTCAACCGTGCCTTCCTCGCCCCAGCGGACGCGTACATTTCGCCAGACAATCGCGATGCCGTTCCCCGTAGTGTTATTGCTGATATTTCCCATCGGATAGTGATCGCAGATCAGCGGTGTCCCAGCGCTGTCCTGAGCGTCAGGCAGTTTAGCCGCGTTATTATAGTACCAGTCTGATCCATCTTCCAGGTACTTCCCGCCAATGGACCATGATTCCGACCCATCCAGCACAGTCACAGCCGTCCTGCGCACCAACCGGTATCGCCCCGTGTAGGCGTCGATCTCCACAGCATCAGCATACCCCGGCACGCCGCCCATGGCAGCGTCCAGCGGCACCTTCCAGTATCCGCCCATGCTGCAGGGAACGTAGTAGTCTCCGGCAGGCAGGCTGTCCGCGATTTCCTGTGGGTAGACCGGACAAGGCACGGCCTGACCGCCGGTGTACGGCTCCCACGGCTTTGCAGTAGTTCCCTCACAGAGCATGACCTTGACTGTGTTCGTCCCGCTGTGTCCCGTGGGACGGTCTATGGCCACATGATCAACCAGCGTATCGGCGGACGGCGTAAATGTGACCGATGTTTCGCCCGCCACAATTCGGCCTCCGCCAGCAACCCGGATATCCACATCCAGCTCTTTATCAATGGACAGCGTATAGCTCACGCCCACCTTGAGAGTAATAGGAACGATGTTATAAAAACGCGCAGACTGATAAACCGCATCGGTGGAAACGTATGTATAGCCGCCATCGTCATTGGCTGTGATCACAAGATCGGCAGCTCCACCAAGAGTGCTTGTGGGCTGAAGCATCTGCGCACCCGTCGTGGTGATCTGCGTGCTCTCTGCTTCCCTCCGTACCCAGTCAAAATGCTGCTTTGGTTCCCACGATGCCGTTACGCCCAGCGGAGATCCTTCCACCGGATGGCAGGTGATCGGGTTGCCGGACACCTCAAACGGAGCGCAAAGCACATCCATAATCCGCTGGCTGCTCCACGTGCTGTCCGTGGCAGTAACGGCGTCATCCAGTATGCCAAGCGCCGCCTGCGCGGCTTCCCCGGCCTCGACTGCGCTCTGCGCCGCTTGAGCAGCGCTAACCTCCGCCGCCTCCTGCGCAGCTTCTGCGGCGTCCCTTGCCGCCTCCGCACCATTGAGGCGCTCCAAAGCTTCGGTGCTGGCATCGCTCGCAGCCTGCCTGCTCTCAGTAGCGGCATCCGCGCTGGCCCTGGCTGCGGCGGCGCTCCCCGAAGCAGCTTCCTCACTGGCCTTGGCATTGTCGCTTGCCTTTTCTGCTCCACTCTGTGCAGTGCTTGCCGCCTGCGCTTCCTGTGTGGCCTGCGTGGCAGCGGTCTGAGCGGCTTGTTCACTTGCAGCGGCAGCGTCAGCACTCGTTTGGGCCGCTTGCGCGCTTGTACCAGCAGCCTGAGCAGATTCTTCGGCAGACGCCGCCTGCTCCGCAGCGGCCTTTTGTGCGGCTTCCGCGGCGGCCTTGGCTTGTTCCGCAAGAGACGCGCTACCAGCCGCAGACGTTTGGGCCTCTTCCGCGCCCGCCTGTGCTTCCCGTGCCGCCTGCGCGCTGCCAACGGCGTCGATGCTTGCTGCACTTGCCGCTTCTGCGCTGGACTGTGCTTCTTTGGCCTTTTCGGTTACCGTCTGCGCGGCTGACTGTATCTGTGCGATGCTGTTTTCCGCGGTTTCAGCCGCCAACTCTGCTCTGTCCGCCGCTTTGCTGGCCTGACTGGCGCTCTGTTCCACGCCCGCGCCCGCCGCGATGACTTTATCCACCCAGCCCTGCTCACTCGCAGGCGGCTCGGTTCCGCTGCCCGTCAGGCTGGCCGTCACGCGGAACGTCCCCGTGGCGCTCTTGGCGATCACCTCGCCGCAGGTAGCGCGAATCTCCAGCTTGCCGTCCCCGGCATCCGCCGTCTCCACCGTGGTTATCGGCCAGAAGAGCACGCCATCCTTTACCGTGGTATCGGCGATATATGGTTCCGCGTCGTGCTTGCGCTTGACCAATAGCGTAATCACCGCATCCGGCCACTGCGCCAGCATACTGCTCACGTCGATTTCCACCGTCCGCGCCAGGTTCTCGCCCTGCCTGCCCAGGTCTATGGATGTCAGTTTCTCCGCGTTGTACATTACGAGGCCTCCTCCTGCTTCTCCCACGCCATGGGGTAGTCTGCCGGGCTCCACACGCAGTGCGCCATGATGCAGATGTACTTCTCGCCCAGGAAGGTAATTTTATCGCCTACCTGATACGCCGTGCCCGCGTGCGTGGGCTGCACAAACTCTGGCCACTCCTCATCAGGTGCGGGCGGGCTGACTTCCTTTTGCAGTTCCCGCACAGCCGCCCACAGCGCGTCGATCTCCCCCTTGTAGTCATAGTCCGGCTCCGCCCCCTTGCGTGCCGCCATGTACAGTTCCTGCCGCTCTTCGTTTGTCAGCCGCCCCTCAACATGATACCGGTCTATGGTTTCCAGCAGCTGCGCAAGGTCGTAATTGCCCAACCAAATAACCTGCTCAATGAGCTCCTTCATGCTTTTATCCCCCTGTTATGTGCCGATGGCCAGCCAGTCCACATTGCGGGTGGAGGAAAAGCTGCCGCCCACGATGAGGTTTGCCTGCGTTGTGGTCTTGTTGTACACCTTGATCGCGCCGTTGTCCCCCGACCAGTTGGAGCCGGTGGTGGCATACGTGACGATGACCTGCGGTATGGACGTGAACCCCGCACCGCCATAGTAGATGGATGTTGCCGAATTGCCGTTGACGGTCGTAGATCCATAGGCCACCTTGAACGGCAGCCGTGCCATGGCCACGGTTCCCGCATTCAGGTTGGAGGCGTTGTTGGCCCCGAGATTGCTTCTGGCAGTCGCGGCATTGTTGGCCCCCGTTCCGCCGTTGGCAATGGGCACCGGGGTGGCCATGCCTGCGTGAAATACGCGGAACGTGTAGTAGGTTCCGCTCACCACATCCCGCAGCACCACGGCGTTGTCCCGGCTGGCCTCCGCGCCCGCGTTGCGCACTTCCAGCATCCGCCGGTTGTTGCCCGTGGAATCCTGCCACGCGGAAAAGGACGCCGCGCCCGCATAGCTGCCTTCGAACACCACACGGTTCGTGGCGCCGTTGTAGGTGGGCAGCAGGTAAAGCGATGGATACAGATACCCCGAGATGCTGAGATTCCCGGTCATGGTATCCCCGCTCTTCTTCACCGCGCCGAGATTGGCACAGGCGCTTGCCGCGTTGCTCGCGTCCGTGCCGCCCTGATCCACGCCCAGCGGCTCCGTCAGCTTTACCGGCCAGCCGAACTCCACCGCGCCCGGCGTCTCCGCCACCTTGCCAAAGGCCACCCCGCTGCCATCCTTATAGAAGTCCATCATCACCTGCTTGGTGCCGATGGAGACCGTCTGCTCGATGTAATAAAAGTAGTCCTGCAGCCGTACCTTGAGGTCGTAGCTGCTCAGGGCGTTGAAGGTCTGGGGGAGCAGCAGGTTGGTGGTGTTCACGCTGTAGCTGGATGGGGAAATGGACGCCGCCTGCGTCCACGCGCTGGCAGAAGAAGTCTTGTAGTACACCGTGCAGGCAATGGTGTTCTTCGTGCCCACAGGGGATACCGACCCGCCCACCGACACGCGCACCCGCGTGCCGTCCATCTGCGCCGCCGTGCCCGCGCTGTTGCAGCGCTCCGCCGTGAATTTGGTCAGCGAGGGCGGCGAATAGTCCAGAACGGCTATCGTGCGCGTGGTGCTGGCGGTTCGTCCCCGGGAGTCCGTCACCGTGACCGTCAATGCCATATTGCCCGCTGCACTCAGTACTCCAGAGGTAAACGACGCGCTGGTATACGTCGCCCCGCCCAGCGTGGTGCGATAGGCGGTAATCGTACTTCCCTGCGCGCCGGACGCCGCAATGCTGACCGCCAGCGTGCTGCGCGTGCGCACATACGCGCCGAACCGGGCGGCAATCCCGGTCGTGGCCTCCGCGATGGAAACTCCCGAGATGGTTGGCGCAACCGATGCGGGTACCCGCAATGTAAACGTGCAGCTTTTGGTGGAGACCAGCTTCCCGTTCACGTAGGTATCGCACAACAGCGTGCCCCAGCCCGACGCCGCGTTGGGAATCTGCGCCGCCAGCGATATGGGTGGCGTCCATGTGCAGGAATCCGCCACTCCTGTGGCGATGGTTTCGTTTACCGAAAAGAAACTGTACCGCAGGGTATGTGTGGCGGCGCTGCTCTGGCGGTTGGTATAGAGTGTCACGCTGCTGCCCATGTCCAGCGCGTAGGATGACATGCCCGGCTGGGACGCAGCTTCCTCATAGGTGACCGCGATGCTGCACGCCGACCATTGCAGGTAGTTGGTGGAGTAACCCTGCGAGCTCTTCACCGGGCTGGGATTGAACAGGCAGATGGTGTTGTTCCCCTCTGCCAGATAGGCCGCCATGTTGGTCAGCAGCGAACCGCTCAGGGTGTAGGTGGTCGTGTTGCCGTAGAAGCTGCCGGTGAACGTGCCCAGAGCGTCGCCGTAGTAGCTGCCGCCGGTCACGCCGGACTGGGACACCGCCTGATACTTCGACTTGCGCACATAGACCGTCTTGGTGTGCCCGCCGCCATACCCCGCCTGATCTGCCTTCACCCGCAGCGATATGCCCGTGATCACCTTGCCCGAAAGCGCCATGCCGGAGAAATGGACGATACCCACATAGTTATAGGAATCGTCGTAGTACTCCTGACAGGCGACCGCGGACTTGGCATTGCCGGACGAGGACGTCTTGCGCGTGCGCATGGACGCGCTGTAAGTTGCAGTTGCCGCCATGAAACCTCCCTCCGCCGCATTCTGTTATGTGTCGTATTGCCCATGCGGGCATTCTCTGTTGTCTCCTTTATCCTGTATAGATGAGCGACAGGTTGCCGTTGCTCTGGGGTTCAAAGGCAAACTTGCCGATCTGCAGCTTTGCCAGAATCTCGGCCTGCGTCACGTACAGCTTGTTGTCGGACAGGTACGCCACCTCGGTGTTGTTCATGTAGAACGCCAGCCGGTCGTTGACCACGCGGAAGGTCAGCGGATTGCCGCTCTTGCCAATGGTCAGCCCGTCCTCGCCGAAGCTCATGTAGGTGCGGATGAGAGCAAGCTGTTCCTCGGTCAGCGCCTGGCTGGCGGCGGCGTCCTCGATGACCTCGTTGATCTTCGTGACTGCCCATGTGAAATCGGTCTCCGTCTGTTCCGCCAGTGTAGACACCGTGGTTTGCAGCTGCTCCACCGCGTCCGCGCTGGCGTAGTCCCGCCGCACCTCGCTGCGGATCTCGTCGGCGGTTATGGCAATCTGAGCCAGCGTCTCACCCGCGGCGTCCAACGCCTCGTCCCGCGCGGCCTCCACGGTCAGGCGCAGGGACTCGTTGCCCGAAATATCCACGGCGTTGAGCTGGGAGATGAACGCTTCCGCTGCAAACAGGCTGCTCACGTCAATGTTGGCGGCTTTGATGGCTCCAATCAGTGCTTCATCTGCGAAAATGGACGCTACGTTGAGTTCCCGGGCCGTGATCGTCTGTTCCAACAGCTTGCTTCCTGCGAGGGACGCGTCAGCGACATCCGCATTGGAAACCATCTTTTTCTCCGTTGTCACCGAACCATCCGGCGCAATGCTGATGGCGTAAAAGCAACCGTCCTCACCCCGGATCAGCAGCTCACCGACGGAGAGCGACGCCATGTTCGCCTCGGTAACCGCGAGGTCGGCTACGTACAGCTTGCCGTTCACGCCCTTCTCGATGATGGCCGTGCCCGTGGTCAGATCCTTGATCTGCGCCCAGTCGATGTCCGCCGTTCCTATGCTTGCGTGGGTCAGCTCGGCAATGGCGGCCTGCAATTCTCCGATGCTGGCCCAGTCAATCTCGGCGTTGTTGATGTTTGCCGTGGTCAATTGCGCGACGGCAATGCGGGCGATGGCTGCGTTCAGCTCGGCAATATTCGCCCAGTCGATGTGCGCCGCCTCGATGTTGGCGGACGTGATCTGTGCCAGCGCGATCTCGGCGATCTGCGCGTTCAGGTTGGCGATGTTCGCCCAGTCGATGCTGGCCTGATTGATATTGGCTGTGGTGATCTGCGCCACGGCGATATTGGCGATCTCCGCCGCCAGTCCGCCGATGTCCGCCCAGGAGATGTTGGCGGTGTCGATGTTCGCCGTGGTGATCTGCGCCAACGCAATGGTCGCCAGCGAGGCGTACAGCTCGTCCGTTACCACATGGCCAGCCGCCAGCTCTTCGATGCGCGCCGTGATGGCGGTAATGGCTTCGGCGTTCAGCTCGCCGACCGTCGCTTCGGCAATCTTGGCTCTGGTGATGCAGGCGTCCTGGATGTGCGCCGTCGCGATGGCCGCCATGCGCACCTGCAGCGATCCGACCGAACCGGACTGCAGCTGTCCGCTGCCCACGGAGCCCATGGCCAGCTTCATGCCGGTGATGGAGCCGGACGCCAGCTGCCGGGCGGAGATCAGACTACCCTCCAGCGTGTCCGCCGCCGTGCCCAGCGTCAAGGCGGTGTATTTCTTCGTCAGGCAGTCGTAGGTATACTGCGTCATGCGCATGGATACTTCCACACCGACGCGCGGCGCGACCACGCGCACGCTGTCGCCCAGGAAGATGTTCTGCAAAAAACCGTACTGTCGGTACTCCTCTGTGTCCGCACAGTTCACAAAGTCCACTTTGAGCGTCACCGTAGGCAGGTCGCAGCCCCTGTCAAACTCCGCCTGCGCCGCTTTGCGCATTTCGACATAGCACTGGTCCCTGGTTCGTGCCTCCTTCTCCCCGGTGGAGTTCTCGTCCGGCAAAACCTCCTTCGCCTCCGATACCGGCAGATGCACCCACTTGGGATGTATGTACGCGCCGATGTTCGGGCTGTCGATGTACAGTTCTGGCAAATACAGGATGTTCCCGTCCGCGTCCTCGCCGGTGGGCATGATGCGCGTGACCACATCCGTCGCGTCCACGTCGTAGGAGATGCCCAGCAGGTTCTTCTTCTCGCGGATCTGCACGCCGCTGTCCACGCCCACGCGCCTGACCAGAAACACGTCGAACCAGTCGCGCGCCAACTCTGCCTTGTACTTCTCGACCAGGCCGTCTTCTCCCAACATGGCCTCCACCGGGTTGACGTTCTCCCATTCCACCTCCTCTGCGGTAGATGTCAGGTCAGAATAAAACGTAAACCCATGCTCAGACAGGCACGCAGAAGCGAGGCTCTGCACGACGGAAGCCCCCACCGCGGAAGGCGAGGGCTTCAGGGACTTGACCATGTTGTCCAGCAGGTCGTAGAAGATATGGCGAGCGCAGACCGTGACCTTGGTAAGCTCGGGCACCACGCGATAGATGCGAAACGGCTGGTCGCGCAGCTGCCGGGCCTCGATGGTCTCGTTGCGGAAGCCCACGTTGGTCTGCGTGGTCTGAGTCTCCGTGCGCACATAGATCAGGTATTCCGAGGCCATGTAGCCGTGCTTGCCGTCCGGACAGGTGACCTCGTACCAACTCGACGTGGTCTTGTTGAGCACGATGACCTCCGTGCCCTTCTTATACTTGCTGAGAATCTTGTAATTTGTGCCCGTGCCGCTTCTCAGGCGCAGCGGGTCGCGGCTGGTGGATACTTTATAGATCAGCACTTCATGTGTGGCTGTCTGGTGCTGTTGGATGACCAGATTCACCTGCGGGGTCATGGCGGCGGGCACGGGCGCGCGCAGGATGTTGCCCTCCGCAAGCCGCGTCCATTTTCCGTATTCGTCGATGGGATGCTCAAGCGTCAGCTCCCACTCGCCGTTGAGCGTTTCCGTCACCGTGCAGGTCTGTGGCGAAACGACGCCCAGACCGTTGCCGGAAAAATCCGTGCAGTCAGCGGGGTAGATGCAGAGCATGGGCACTCAACCTCCCTTCAGGGCATAAGAAAAGCGCCCTTCCCGCAGGAGGACGCCATTTCTCTGTTTATTGCCGTGGCATATCCATTAGAGCTGCTATGCGATCCCTTCGCCCGTACACAATCGCCGTCACCCACACAATGTCCTGTGGTTCGTCTATCCAGAAATACACCAAAAAGTTCTCGACAACTGCGCGGCGAATGCCCTTGCTCCGCCAGGGCGCTTCTTCCGTCAGAGGAAAGCGTCCGGGCATGAAGGACAGCTTTCCGATTTCCGCTTTCAGGCGAGACATCCATGCCTGTGCCACATCCGGAACCAACAGCGTTTCGGAAATGTATTGGACGATTTCCTGCGCCTGTTCCACGGTGCTTTGCGTCAGCTTTACCCGATAGCTCATTTCGCTGTCCTCGTCATGATCCGCTCAAAGGCCTCATCCAAATCCATGCCGTTTCCAGCCTGCGCCTGGGTCAGTCCCTTTTCCATTATGGCGTCAAACTGCGCAGCGCTCATCTGATCTCGCACCGGAAGTTTCGAGGGAATTGTCAGCGAAAAGGGGAGTCCGTTGTTCATGATGATTTGTCGGTAGAGCGAGTTAATCACCACTGAAACCGGCAATCCCAGTTGATCCAGCACCGCTTCCGCCTGTGCTTTGATCTCGGGCTCCACTCTCGCCATCACGTTTGCGCTCTTGCTGGCCATATCAGCACCACCTTTCAAAAGCATTATACCACTTTGTATTGCGAATTGCAATACGTTTCTTTCTACAAATACCGCCAATGCGGCTCCACGACCACCCTGCTCACGTTCCCCGCCCATGAGATCGCATTTGCGCCGGGCAGAAGGATAGGGAAGTCGCCGCTCATGGCGTTGTTCATGCCCGTCGTGCCTGAATAGGCTTCCTGCAGCGACGAATTCAGCGTAATGCTCCCCGATATGCCTTCCAGCTCGATGATCGTCAGGCCCACCATGAGCGTAATTGTCCCGGAACCATAAACCGTTATGACCGGCTCCGCATACACATTTCCCGGATTGGTGACGAACGAACCGCTTTGCGTCACGGTGATCGCGGGCACGGTGTCCACATACCAGAAGGGCTTGCAGCGGAAATTCACCGCAAACGAACGGTGTGGATTGCCGCGGAGGATCTTCTCGAACGGAATCTGGTTGACGATGCGCGCCTCGTAGTACCCCTCCGGACGGTTGGCAAAGGTCACTCTCCCGCTGCCCTTGAGGTAAGAAGCAATCTCCTCGTATCGTTCCATATTCTCCACCATGCACTGCGCGGTGAGCACCAGATCGTCGTAGACGGCGTCGCCCTCCAACACCGTAAGACTCCCGCTGCGCCCGGGCACATCCACGAACGTGGCACGCTCGTTGGGCAGCGTCAGCACCGGCTGCTCCAGCACATGGATGCCGTATTCTGTGCAGCGCACGTCGTTCCACTCAAACCAGTCGTTCACGGCTGATCTCCCTCCGTCCTGCGATTTCCTCATAAGAAAAACCGCCCGAAGGCGGCTTTTCGGTTCCTTTCCTCAGATATGGCAGTCCACAATGGTAATCGCGAGTCCTTCCCGGCGCGCCTTTTCCAGATACGCCTGAAACGCTTCCTCGTAGCTGGCTATGCTCTCGTGGGTGGCGTCGTCCAGGGCAAACCAGCCCATGCGCCCCTGTCCATGCCATTTACCCTCCGCCGTGATGAAGGCATACGTGCTGAACGCCGACTCACGGCGGATGAAGGTCTCCTTGTCGCCGTAGCGCTCCAGATAGTACTCCGGCTTCCATAGGTTGAAGAAGTTCTCGTTCTCGTGGGGCTTATCTCCTTCCACGATCACTTCCCACATGCGCGCCGCCTGCCGGATCTGCGCCTCTTGCGGTGAAAAATCGCAGTCTGCGACCAGCGCCGCGTCGCAGCAATGGGGCGGATAGACGAAATCACTGTGCCAGCAATCCAGCGTCGCTGTATAGCCGCTCTTGCCCGGACGCAGCCGAAGCAGGCCGCGCCAGCGCCCGCCGATCTCCCACCAGTCCCACCGGGCGTTGGGGTTGCGCCAGTAGCCTTTTGCGCCCACAGTCTTGTCCCAATCGTACTCCTCGTTCCGGACAAACTCCGCATACGGTGAACCCGCTTCCACCTGCTCGTCAAATGGCGCCAGCAGCGCTTCGACGTCGCCGGGCGTTCTGGAGAATACCGCGACCGAAAAATGTGACATATCCTCGTCCTCCTTCGCTTTGGGTATCGTATCTATCGCTCTCATCCGCCGGAAAGTCAAGATAAGTTTTACGCCATCCGTAGCCCTTTCCCGCGCTGCTGCCGTCGCGTCAGTGTAGCGATCTCCACCGCCAGCGCGCGGATGTCCTGCTCGTCGCGCACCACCATCTGCTGCACCTGAATGGTAGAATTGACGCTATTGTTGTACGTGCGCCGGTTGTCGTTGCTGGTGGTCTGGATGCTCCCGGCTTTGGCTTCGCCGGTCAGGTAGCGCGCAGCGTTGCGGATGACCCTCGCCTGTTCGCGGCTCTCCTTGAGCACGCCCTGGCCCAGACCGCGCATGACCATGACGCCGACCTCTTCCTCAAAGACCTTTGAGGGGGATTTGATTTTCAGTTCGCTCTTCGCCGCGCTGATCGCCGCGCGCGCAGCCGACCGCATGGCTGAAATCACACCGCTGCGGCCCGCGTTGATGCCCGCCTTCAGTCCCGCCATGGCGTTTACGCCCGCCGAGCGCAGCGTGCCGCTGTTGAGACTGTTGTTCACTGAGCTGCGCACGCTGGCGGCAATGGCGCTGCCCGTGCCGCTCATGCTGTAGCTGGTCATGGCGTTTGCCATGCCTTGAATCGCCACTGTACCATAAGGCGCAAGCGCGCTTTGCGGCAGGGCCATTCCGACCGCCGCTTCCAGCGCAGCGGCAAGCAGGGAAGCGTCCGAGCTGAAGTCGTAGGTCTTCATGCCTTCACCCACGCCCGCCGAGACGTTCGCGCCCACGGGCTTTACACGGGTGGACGGACTCTGGATGCCCAGCGCCAGGTTCAATGCCGCCTCCAGATTGCTGGCCACCGTCTCCGCGTCGCTGTCCCAGCCCGCCGCCGTCATGCCTTCGCCCACGCCTTCCAGGATGTGTGTGCCGACCTCGCTGGTATCCAGTTCCTGCAAAAATGTCAGGATGGTCTGCAAATTGTCGAGGTCTTCCTGCTTGACTTCCTGCCCCTGCTGGATCGCCGCCACGATCTCGCCCACATAGGTGGACAACTCCGCCACGCGTTCGGCTGGGAAGTCCAGCTTCATGCTGGTGTCCAACGTGCCCTTGTCGGTGGATGCGCCGAACACGCCTGCCCAGAACTTGTCCCACCAGTTGTAATCCAGCGTTTCCTGATAGGATTGCAACCGGGAGAGCGCGGACTCAATCATGTCCAGGCTCGTCTCGGGCAAAAGGCCGGTAGCCTTGCCCAGCGCGGTCACGCCCAGCTGATCGACCTCCGCCACTTCCGTGCGCAGGCTGTCAATGGCTTCCTGCGCGCCGGTCACATCCGGGGCGATGAGCACATGCAGCGTGCCGTCTTCGTCCAATACCGCCACTTTGTCGGCGGTGAGCAGTTCGGTAGGCACGGCTTCCACGGGGATCTGCTGCCCATCCTGCCAGAACTTTGTCTGCGGATCCAGCAACGCCTCTTCTGGGTTCTCGTACACCTCGCCCAGCTTGACAATGCCCTGCACCTCGACCGGGTTTTCCGCGATGAATTTGCGGTAGGCCATGAGGTCGTAGCCGTAGATGCCCACGCTGACGCTGAGCGTGGGCTTTTGGGCGTTGGTGTCATCGTATCTTGCGATGTAGGCCGTGAAGTCCTGAAGCAGCTGGGATTTGTCGCAGCCCGTGGCTTCCGCAAACGCGCTGACGATGGCCTCCACCTGATCCGGCGAGAGGGCGGATATGTCCACATCCTCCGCTTCGAGGTATTTTGCCACCATGGCCGTGATGCCGTCCGGCGTGAGCGCCGTGGTCAGCGCGCCGCCCGTGACCTCCTGATACGCCAACACAAAAGCGGTCAGACCATCCGGGGTCAGACCGCTGGTATCCACATTGTGCTCTTCCAGATAATTTGAAATATAGGCCGTGATCTCGTCGGGTTTCAGCGTGGAGATGTCCACGCCGCTGGCGAGTTCCTCATACGCTGCGACCATGGCGGTCACGTTCTGAGGCGTCAGGCCGGACACATCCGCGCCGTTGGTCGCTTCGGCATAGGCATTGACCAGCGCGATGATGCCCTCCGGCGTGAGAGAAGCGGTGTCCGCGCCTTCTGCAATCTCCGTATACTTGGCGATGAACGCGTCCACCTGCGGCTGCACGCGCTTCGTGTTCTCGTCTTCCTTCAGCTGGGCAATGATGGCGTCCGTCGTAATCGCGCCGGGGTCTGCGGCGAATGTGTCCCACCGCTCCTGCGCGCCGGTCATATCCAGGTCGGTGGCGATGGTCAGCACTTCCTCCGGCAGCGCTTCCCCGAACATCTCCGTCAGGCCCGGCAGCTCCAGTTCGCGGTTGTTGAGGAACGCCTGAATGGACGCGATCTGCTCCAGCGCCGTGGTAAAGTCGATCTCCGGGAACATCGCCTGAATCTCGTCCTCCGTCATGCCCTGATCCAGCAGCGACTGGATCTGCGTCAGCATGGCGATGTACTCGGTCATGGCGCCTTCGTCCATGGCGGCGGTGATGGCGTTCAGGTCTTCCAGCAGGGCGGGCTTTTCGCTTTCGCCCGCCGCGCTGTACTCGCGCAGCTTCTGCGTCAGCGCGTCCACGTCCGAAGCTGCCTGCTGAATGTCGGCCTGCGCCCAGACCTGCGGCACGATGTCCGCCAGCAGCGCGGCATATTCCATGGCGGCATTCCGGCGATTCTCGTTGTACCGCGCATTGAGTTCCTCCATGGCACTTTGCCGCTCTGTGCTGTCCTCGATGAGCTGAATGAGCGCATATTCCTTGTCATACTGTTCGTCGATCTGCGCGTTCACCGCCGCCAGCCCTTCCGCCGCGGCGACCATGGCGTTTTCGTAGACTTTTACGTCCGCGTCTCCCTTGCCGCGCGCCTGTGCTCTCGCCACTTCTGCTTCCAGCTTCTGGCGGATGGTATCGAAGCCGTCCACGTCAGCGGGCACGAGGTTATACTTGATCTCGATGGCTTCCCGCGTGTCGATGAGTTCCTGCAGGCGGATCTGATCCGCCTCCGAGAAGTATCCGTTCTGGCGCTTCTTGAGCAGCGCTTCGATCTCCGCGTCCAGCGAATCCAGCGTTTCTATGTCCGCCGCAAGCTGCTCGGACACACCGGTATAGCCCGCTTGATCTGCGGTGTCCTTCAACGCCTGCAATTCCTCGCGGGTGGAAGCCGTCAGGCTCTTAAACGATTCCGTCCAGTGCGAAACGATTTCATCCGATTCCTTCTCCCCGTCCGTCCAGACCTTGAGAAGCCCGTCCAGCCAGTCCACGGCGGATTGTTGATCGCGGGCGAAGTCCTCCTTACCCATGCCGAAGAAGGACAGCCCTTCGCTCTTGCCATAGAAGGTTTCGGCGGCGGTGTCCTTCCACTTCTTCGCGGTCTCATTCATGCCTTCCAGCGCTTCCCGCGCCTGCTTCGCGCCGGAAACATAGTCCACCAAGGCGACCGTACCCGCCACCACTGCCGCGGCGACCGCCAGCCACACGGCAGGAGACTTGGTGAGTACCGAAAGAAATCCCGACCAGCCGCCGCCCGCCTTGCCCACCGCCGTGGCAAACTTCCCGATGCCCGCGGACAGCGCGCCCACGCCCTTGCTCACCTTGCCCATGAGCAGCAGCACCGGTCCGATCGACGCCGCGATGGCCGCATAGCGGATGACCTGCATCCGCTGGGCTTCGTCCATTTCGAGGAACTTGTCTATCAGCTCGCCTGTGCCGTCAATGAGGTTCTGGATCATAGGATTGAGGTCGTCCCCGATCTGCTGGCCGAACAGCACAGCCTTGTTCTTGAGGTTGACCAGCCGGCTTTCCGTGGTCGCGTACCGCTTCCCGGCTTCTTCCGTCAGGGCAGCGTTTTCTTCCCACGCGGCGTTGGCCATGGCCTGCGTCCCGGCGAACAGCTCCGTGGCGTTCGTCGCGCGCAGCAGCGTGTCGCGCAGCCTGATTTCATTGATCCCGATCTCATTCAGCGTGGCGATGGCCGACGCGCCTTCCTCGTCCATTTTGGACAAACCCACGATGAACGCCTGAAACGCCGATGCCGGATCGCTGTCCCACAGCGCCTTGAACCCCTCCGCCGTCATGCCGGACACGCGGGCGAAATCCTCCAGAGATTCTCCGCCCGTGGCCGCGGCCACCTCCATGTTGACCAGCGCCTTGGAAAAGGCCGAACCGCCCATCTCCGCCTCGATGCCTACCGACGACAGCGCCGCCGCAAAGCCCAGAATCTGCGCCTCCGAAAGACCCACCTGCGTGCCCGCCGCAGCGAGGCGCATGGCCATGTTCATGATGGCCGATTCCGTAGTGGCGCAGTTGTTGCCCAGGTCGACCAGCGACGCGCCGAGATTGTCGAACTCGCTCTGGTTCATGCCCGTGATGTTCGCGAACTTCGCCAGCACGCTGGCGGCTTCGTCCGCCACGATGTCCGTGGAATTGCCCAGGTTGATCATGGTGCGGGCAAACTCCGTGAGATAGTCCGTCTCGATGCCCAGCTGTCCGGCGATGGCCACGACCTCGGCGATGTCATCAGCAGAGGTCGCTATTTCCGTGGACATCTGCTTGATCTCGCTGGAGAGGGAATCGTACTGTTCTTCCGTTGCGTCTACAGTTTTCCTGACGGAGGTAAATGCGCTCTCGTAGGACACCGACGCCTTGATCGCCGCCGCGCCCAGCGAGAGAATGGGCGCGGTCATGGCAGTGGACAGCGTGCGTCCGGCTGCCGTCAGCGTCCTGGAGACCGTCTCGCACTTCTTGCCAAAGGCCTCCAGCTCCTTGCCCGCCGCTGTCCATGCGGATTTTGCGGTGGCAAGCTGCTTGTTGGTCTTGTCGATCTCCGCTCTCGTGGAAGCTACAGCGGCTTTGGCTCGGTTGAGCGCGGCCTCGGCATCAATAACCGCGTCGCTTGCCTGACGGATCTTCTCCGGATCGCTGGCCTGCTGGGCGGCGATGAGCTGTTCCCGCGCGCCGCGCAGGGCATTTTCGTACTGCGCTACGGACTGCTGCTGGAGCGCCAGCTTCTCACCCAGCAGCGTCAGCTTGGCAGAGAGCCCTGTGACGCTGGTATCCAGATCCTTGATGCCCGCCGTGGCCAGCTTGAATTTGCTCTCAGCAAGTCCGATCTGCTTGCCGAAAGTGGCGATGGCCGCGCGGCTGTCCTCGATGGCCTCGCCTGCTGCTTCCCAATTCGTCTGCGCCAACCGCAGCGCCTGATTGCACTTGTCGATCTCCGCCTGCGTGGTCTTGACGGCGGCACGGGCTTTGTTGAGGTTGGTGCTGGCCGTGCTCACCGCGTCGGCGGCGTTCTGGGTGGATTTGCTCAACGCCGTGTTCTGCCCGGCGAGCTTTTTGACCTCCTGTACCGAGGCGCGGTACTCGGTCTTGAGCGCGTCCAGATTGGCCTTGGCGGCGAGGGTCGCGGAATCGTTCTCGCCCAGCGTGGAGGAAAACACGCGCACCTGCTGCGCCGCCGCGGCAACCTGTTCCTTGAGCGCCTGCTGCGCCGTCCGGGCGTCCGTAAGGCGCTGGGCGTAATCCGTCTGGCGGGTGAAGCACTCCTGCAGCTTGCTGTTGGCAGCGGTGAGCGCGCGCTCGTACTGCGTGACGGCATCTTTCTGTAGGGACAGCCTGCGCTCCAGCGTGGAGAGCTGGGTGCTCAGGCCGGCGGCGGTCTTCTCAAAGCCCTCAACCCCCGCGGCGGCCAGCTTGAACTTGCTCTCCGCCTCTGCGATCTGCTTGTTCACCGAGCGGATGTTTCGTGTGAAGTTGTCCGTCTGCAGCGACAGCGATACCACCAGGTCCCGCAGCGTTTCGCTCATGTGCTCTCACCTGCCTTTGATTTCTTGCTTCGTTTGATCTTTTTACTTGACTAAACACGAAGTTGCTGGTAAAATCGTTGCATCAAATGTCAGCTTTTGCTTTCTCCAAAACTGAAAGGTGGTGCAATACTTGGCGCGGCGCATGCAAATGGTCCAGGAGTTTATCGCATCTCAACCCGGTATTATTCGCACATCCGCCTTCCGTCAGGCTGGCATTGGCGCTCGGGAGCTTGACGCATTCACCAACGCCGGTCATTTGATCAGGCTCAAGACTGGCTTCTATATCGATCCAAAACGGCTTGAGCATGTGTCGGATTACCAAATTGTCGTTCAGCTATTGCCCGACGCCATTATTTGTTTCATCTCTGCTGCGGCGCTGTATGGACTTACCACAGTCATTCCAGATGTTATCCACGTAGCAGTACCCAATCGTGGAAAAAAGCCGCAAGCCCCGGATTACCCACCAGTGGACATTGTTCAACACAAAACACCTCTCTACGAATGCGGGCGGCAGAAAGTCCAGACAGAATATGGCATTCTGCCTATGTATGACCGCGAAAGAACCGTCTGCGACTGCTTCAAACGACAGAATGAGCTGGGAATGGATGTTGTCGCTGAAATCATTCGCAGCTATATGCGCGGCCCGAAGAATCTGCAAAAGTTATATGCCACTGCCGAAAGACTTCGCGTCAGGAAACGACTCACGCCATATGTGGAGGTTTTGCTATGAATAACGCCGCCAGCATCAAAGCCAGGCTTCGCAATCTCGCCGCAAAAGAGCACAAACCCTATGACTATGTTCAAACGCACTACATGATTGAAAGGCTTCTCTACCGGCTGTCCATATCAAAGTATGCAGATGATTTTGTGCTCAAGGGCGGACTGCTTTTGCACGTTCTCTTTGCCGAAAAGGCTCGTGCAACGCGGGATATTGACTTTTTGGCCCGTTTTACGTCCAACTCACCGGAAAACCTCAAGGCTATCTTTACCAATGTATGCGCAATCAAAGCTGATGACGCAGTTGTTTTTGATCCCAACACGCTGACCGCGGAGGCCATTACAGAAGGTGCAGACTATCACGGGGTTCGCATGAAGCTGACCGGCTTTCTTGAACGCTCTCGCAGCGTCCTTCAGTTCGATCTGGGCTTCGGCGATGTCATCGTGCCTCATCCAGAGCGCATGGTCTATCCTTCTCTGCTCGGCATGGACGAGATCAATCTGTGGGCGTATTCTAGAGAATCCATCATCGCGGAAAAATTCCAGGCCATGCTGTATCTGGCTCAAGCAAACAGCCGGATGAAGGACTTCTTTGACATTTATATGATGGCCAGCACATATGACTTTGATGGAAGAGTCCTGTTCGAAGCCGTTCAACAGACCGTTGCAAAGCGCGCTACGCTCATTGAAACAAACCCGATTGTCCTCGACGCCGCATTTAGCAGCATGCCAGAAAAGATCGCTCAATGGAATGCATTTTGTAAACGAATCCACCACGATGAACTTGCTTTTGATAGCGTTCTGGCTGTCCTGCGCAAAATGCTTACTCCCATTTACCAGTCAATTCTCACAGATAACGAATTTTTCGGCGTATGGAAGCATCAAACGCTCGATTGGGAATAGTTTTCACGGCTTCACCTCAGGCCACACCTCGTCGATATACCGCCGACGAGGTTTCTTTTTGTCCTGCTCCCGCCTTGCGTGCCACGCCCGCACGCGCAGGAACCCCGGCATGTCCATTCGGTCGATCTCGTCCATCCGCCAGCCGCTCTCCAGCAGGCTGTTGTACGTCGAGTAGATGAAGTCCGGCAGCGTCAGGCGGTCTGTGTCTGCGGCTGCTCCGCTCCCTTCTCCGCCTGCGCCGCCTTCGTAGGGAACTCGTCCAGGATGCTGGTCGTCTGCGTCTGCACCGCCATGAGCGCCAGCGCGATGTCGTGCATCAGCCGGTCTACGGGATAGTAGTCCAGCACGTCGTCCGGCGTGAACTGGTTGCCGAACAGGATGCAGAACCAGCGGATCATCTCATCCATGGCCTCCGGAATGGACAGCTCCTTCGCCTCCTCCGGCAGCTCGCCCTTGAGCGCCGCGTTGGACAGCGAAACGATGCGCCCGTACATCTTTGCCGCGGGCTCCATCTCCCGCAGCGCGCGCCCGGTGATGTAGTCCACCGCGTACTTCTTGCCGTTCAGCGTGCAGGTGATCATCCTTCCACCTCCGTCAGATCAAGATACCGGCGCAGCAGTTTTTCCAACTCGCCGCTTCGGATCTGCGTGTCCAGAAAGCCCGCGCTCATGCGCTCGGCGAGGAAGATCCACGCCAGATGCACAAGGAGTTCCTCAACATTCAGTTCGTCAGCCGGCTTCGTCTGACAGGCTGCCGTCTCCTGCGCGCCTTCACGCTCCAACACCTTCTGCCGCAGCGCCTGCAGGCGCGGATCGTATCGGGGAAAATACCCTTCCCACTCCGCTTCATATCCGCTCTCCAACAGCGTCAGGCAATCCCGGATTGCTTCTCTCATTTTGATTTCCGTCCTTTCCGCCTCGTCCTGTCCTCCAGATAAAATGTGATCCGCCTGTGCCCCTGTGCGCCGGCTTCCACCTCGGCCCGCAGCACCTCAAATTCCTGGATGTGCGGCGAAAGCACTTCCGATTCCGAATATCCAAAGTGGGAAATGTGCACTGTGCTGGGCGCGGTTTTATTGCCCTGCAGGACAAACTTGATGCTCGTTGTGTGGCCGTACACGGCGTTCCACACGCCAAAGCTCTCGGCAACGTCCTCCCGGCTGGAGAACGACTGCAGGATGCCAAAGCTGTGCCGGGTTCCCACCTGATAGTCCTGCAAAAAACGATCCGCCACCGCGTTGGGCACGTGGATTCCGCGATAGATTGGCCCGGCGTTGTAGTAAGGCATTTTCAGCAGCGCATCGGTGATCCTTTGCGTTTCCACCGGCAGCGAGCCGTTGGTAAAGGATGCATAGTCCGCGCCGAAGTAGCGGATCATGTCCTGCTGAACCCGTCGCGCAGCTGCTTCCGGCAGCCCTGTATCCCGCATAATCTGCCGCAGCGCCGATTCGTTGTCCGTCCACTCTGCCAGATGATCCCGGCCAAAGCCGCCTCCACCGCCGCGATGGGACGATCCGCCTCTTCCGCCCATGGATCACCTCTGCCGCGCATGTGGGAGGGCGGCATGATAGGCGCTGTGCCGCTCGAGGTTCCCTTCGCAGCCCTCCGGCATGTCGCCGAAGAAAATGACCTTTGAAGGCTTCAGTCGCTCCATCATCTCCCGATATCCGGCGAGAAACAGTCTTTTGGCCTCCGGGTTCTTCTGCGTGCCCACGGAGGACACAGACACCGTGCCTCCCACCGGTTCGCCGTCGAAGCACCAGTCAAAGCTGGCTTCGTCGCTCCAGCAGACAGAGGGGATCACCGTTATGCCTCTGCTCTGCCAGTACGCGCCCAGCAGGTGTTTGCGCCAGTGATTGTAGATCTGCACCGGCAGGGGATAGTCGGTAAACAGGCTGAAGTCCGGCGTCATGACCGCGTGGAAGTCGGAAAGCAAGAGCGCATAGCGCGCCGGGTCGTTCCACACCCGCTCGAAGAGGTAATCGTCCACGAAGAAGTGGATGCCGTGGGCGCTGCGGCCCTTGTCCGTCCGGGCGCAGTTGAACGGCAGCCAGTGAAGTCTGTGTTCCAGCAGGATCGGCTTCAGCACAGGGATGTTATAGCGGCCATCCGTCTCAAACTCCCCAATGTGCAGATTGTGTCCGTTTCGCTTGAGCGCTTCCAGAGCCATGTTTCTCACCTCCCGTCCAAAACAGGAGCACACCGCGAGCCGGTCTGCCCGGCCGCGGTGTGCTCCAAATGTTCATATATAAAGGAAGATTCTCCTTCGCCGTCCTTCTGTTACGGTCCATCTCCTGTGAACGCCGGCTCGTAGACGGTCTCCAGGAAAGTCGATGCCTTTGTGGCATCAAATCCATTCTGGCCCTCGTCCGCCACGGCCTGATAGCGCCCGTCATGGGTTCGCTTGATGGCCGTCCATTCGACCGAGCCGTTCTGGCGGGTAATGGTTTGCCCCTCTTTCGTCTTGTAGTTCTCGGTCATGGGCTTGGCGCGCACCTTGTACAGCCAGACGAAGCGGTAAGTGCCGTCCGATTTCTCCGACTTGAAGCCCACGGCGAAATAGGGCGGCCGGTCCGACGCCGTGCGCACCAGCACGCCGTTGTCATCGATCTGGTTGCCAAAGATCTGCTCCTGTATGCTCAGCGGAATGTCCGCCATGGAGGTCGAGAAGGTCAGCTCCGGGTCGGGATACAAGGTGTCGAATTCGATGTCATCCGCATATTGGACATCCGGATCGGCGTTCTCCGGGGTGATGGACGCCTCAATCGCGCCCGCCATGAGCTGCAGTTCGCCGTAGGTGTGCTCGGTCTCGGTGTCCGACGTCAGCGGCGCGATGACCACGTTTTTGAGACCCACAGTCGAGGCGACCTGCGGGGATGCAGTGGGTGTAGGCATGGTTTATTCCTCCAATCAAGTTTTATCAATCGCGTCCCGCAGGCCCTCGCGGATGATCTCATAGGACTCATCCGCTCGGGTGTCATATGCGGGACGGATGTAGGGATGCGCGGGCGCGGGAGCCGGTCCTGCATGGCCGTACTCGACGAATGAGGGATAGTAGTCCTCGTGGTTCCAGTCCTTTCGATGGACGCCTATGGTGATGCGCGTGCCGCGCTTTTTGCTGCGCTTGACCTTGCCGATGTTCAGCGCCGCGTGCAGATCGCCCGAACGCCTGCGTGGATCCCTCGTGGCGTTGGCTTTCATCTGCTGATGGATGGGCACGGCGGCGGCTTCCAGAATGCGCTTTGCCGTTCCCGCGCCCTCGCCGTCTGCGTCCATGCGCCGGGCCATGCCCGCAATGTCGGTCATGAGGCCGTCAAAGCCGTCCGTTTCAAGGGGCATGAGGCGCCACCTCCTCCCGCCAGCACCACGTCCACTGCACCGTGTACTGCGTGGTGGCGGTGTCGTAGGCGGGCTGATTGTAGCCTTTATCCGACTCTTCCACCATGAAAAAGCCGTATGCGTACATCGCCTCGCGGATGCGGTTCGCCATGTCTGTCGGGTCGATATCGCTCCAGAGGTTGAGGTAGACGAAAGTGCGATAGGATGTGACATGGTCATCCTGATGGGACGCCTCGGTAGTCGTAGAGGAGTACACAACATACTGGGTGGGCGGATTTTGGTTCGGCGAAGTCGCGCGCCACACGCCCGCCATGACCGGGATGCCAATATCCTTGAGCGCCTCCTGCACCTGACGCATTTAACCGCTCACTCCCTTCGACAGCGACGCCTTCAGGCCAAGGTAGGTACACTTGAACGAATACTCGCCCAGCGTGGAGATGTCCCACTTTTCACCCCGGAAGCGCACCCACATGCCGGGCTTGATGTCCGACCGATAGCGAATGGTGAAGTTGATCACCTGCTCGGTGTTCATCACGTCGGCGGCGCGGTAGTGCTGGTTGCCCGCGTCCACGACGCTCGCCCACGCTTTGCAGACAACCACATCCTTGGGCTCGGGGTAGCCGTTGTCATTGACGGCATTCTCCGTATACCCGATCTCCACCAAGTGCCGCAGGTCGCCGGGATGCGGGTCGGATTCAAAGTTTTTATAACCTCGCAAGCGGCTTCACCTCCTCCTCGGGTTCATCTTGCTTCAGAACATCTTCTCCGGGTCGCGGTAGGGATAGAGCAGGTGCTGAAAGGCGATGCGCATCGTGCCATAGGTCGTGCGGTCGGGCAGGTCGCGGTTCTCGTAGTAAAAGCCCACGAAGAGCAGGATCGCTAGCCGGACGGGCTCCGGCGCGTCATCCTCAAAGGACACGCGGCAGTAATCCTCCGCCGCGGCCTGCGCCTGCCGGATCAGGCTTTCCAGATACAGATCCTCCTCATCCTGATCGATGCGCAGATGGGCCTTTACCTCATCCACCGAGACGAGCATCTATCCTCACCTCACTCGACCGGCGCGCCCGCCATGAGGCCGGCTTCCCGCAGGGCGGCGAGCAGCGCGTTGAAGTCCTCCCTGAGCGCCGCCACCGTGCCCGCTTCGCTGTCCGCGATGTAGGGCAAACTGGATTCGCCGCCATGGGGCAAATCGAACAGCCCCTCCGCGCCCTCGACGGTCGCGCCGGGCAGAAATGTCAGCTTTCCGCCGATCACCCATTCTGCGCCGCCGTGCGCGTGAAAGTTTCGTGCCGTGTGTTCCATATTTCATCCTCCAATCCCCTTACTGTTCGGTTTTGGGGTGCTGGTCAACGCGTGTTTCCCTTACGCGCTCTTCATGGCCAGACACTTGAGACCCTCGGTCTGCACCAGCCGTCCGTCCACGCGCTGCGTCACGCGAAAGCCCACCTGACCAGTCGCCGCGTACAGTTCGTTCAACCGCTGCATGGAGCGGCCCTCGCGATCCGCGATCCAGTAGCTCGTCAGGTCGCCGAAGAGGATCGGCTTTGCCGCCGCCGCGATCACCGGCATGTGCGTCGAGGTCACCAGCCGGTAGCCCAGCAGCATATCCGGCGCGCCTTCCTTCATGCCCGGCTGCCAGAGGTATTGTCCGTTTCCGTCCTTCAATTTGCGGATGGCCTTGATGGTCGAATCGTGCATCAGGAACACCGCACGCTTGCGGTAGGGCGCGCGTAGCGAATAGATCAGGTCGAGCAGTTCGTCTGCCGTAATGGCTGTGGCGCTGGCCGCGGTTACGCCCGCCGCCGCGCCGTTGGTGGCATGCAGCATACCGTAGGGCTTGCCCGAGCCGTCGCCGCTGATGAACGCGGCTTCCTCCGCGTCGCCCACCCGGCGCGCAAACTCCGTAGCGATGTAGCTGGCGACGTCGAATACGCTGTCCTGCAGCAGTTCGTCCGACACCTTGATCATGGACGCGATCTTGTGCGCCCCGATGGTGATCTGTCCGAAGGCGTCGTCGGACTCGGGAATCGTGCCTTCCTCCTCGACCCAGCTCGCCGTGCCATGGGAGGCCACCAGCGGGATCTTGCGGTCGCCGGAGCTGGTGCGGATGATCTTGCACAGACCGCGCAGGCGGTTTTCCTCCTGCAGCGCGTCCACGAGGGTGCGCTCGTATTCGTCCGGCACAAGATAGCCGCCTTCTGCATCGTCGCCGATCTGCAGCGCGTTCTGCACGGAAAAATGTCCGCCGCGATTGCGCATGGCCGTCCAGAACGCGGCCTTATACTCGTCCGAGCTGCGGCCGGGGCGGCTATCGGGGCGCGTTTCCGGTCGGGAGGCCAGCGGCGTCATCGTCGGTGCGTTCAGCTCGCGCTCCATCTGCGCGGCGCGCTCCTCGCGGTCGATAACGCGGCCCAGCTCAACCACCTCCTGCTCCATGCGCTCGTACTCCGCCGCGTCCTCGGCGGAGAGCATCCCATTCTCATCCTGATGCTCCTTGAGGAACGCCTTGGCCCTGTCCCAGATCTGCCCGCGCTTTTCGCGCATTTCGAGAATCCCGTTCATACATTTCCTCCTCTTTGGGTCTTATCGTCTGCTTGGTGTAATGAGTTCCAGCCGCTTCATGAGCTGAACGGCGGGAACACCGGGCTTTACAGGCTGCGGTTCCGGGGGAACTTCCCGCTCCGGCGCAGCCTGTTGGGGTGCTTCTTTGGCTGCAATGGGCTCGGTCTGTGGTTTGGTGGCTTCAGGCTGTTCCGCTGCAGGTTCTTCCGGCTCAGACGTGTCCTTTTGCCTCGCCACAGCGCGGAGGCACTTTGGGCGACTGCGCTCCAGCCATGCCGCCACCTTTTCCTTGGCCTCCGCCAGATTTGTTTCATGACAAAAGGCGGCGTTTACAACCCCGCTGCCCATGTCCACAATTCCGTCGATAAACCCGTCCTGCAATGCCGCGCTCGCGTCCATCCATGTTGTGTCGCGCATCATGGCGCCAATTTCCTCGCGGGGCTTACGGCAGCGCCTGCCATACACGTTGAGAATGCTCTCCTTGCACGCCCGAAGAAGTCGGATCGCTTCCGCCAGATCCCGCTCGTCTCCCCAGGCCGCCACGGACGGATCGTGGATCATCCAAAGCGAACCCTGCGTCATCTCCAGCCGGTCCGCCGCCGTGGCCAGCACCGTCGCCGCCGAAGCCGCCGTCCCGGAGACGATGATGTGAACATTGCCCGGATAGGCGCGAAGATCGTCAAACATCCGCACCGCCGCGTTGCACGATCCGCCGTAGCTGTTGAGCACGATGCGCAGGTCGTCATACGAATCCGGGTCTTCTGCATCCGGCGGGTAGAGCAGCTCATGAAGCGCATCCGGCGTAATCTCGTCCCCAAACCACTCCTCGTCGTCGATATAGCCGTTCAGGTGGATTTCTCTCAAGTCTCATCACCTCGATTCTCCGCCCACGCAATGCCGGCAAGCACAAAAAAGACACACGGCACAGCCACGCTGTTGCCGTATGCCTTGTACTCCGCTGAATCCGTGCGCGGGTTCTTCAGCCATTTTGCAATTTTCCCCAGGCTGGCCCGCGCCGTCTTTCCCTGTGCGCGGTACCAATCCTCAAACACCCCAACCCACCTGGCGATCTCCTGCTCACCGGGTTCCTCTGTCTCCAGATGCTCCGTCCAGCCGTCGGGGAATCCTTGCAGCCGGCAGCACTCCAGCGGCGTCAGCCGGCGCACGAGGTATTCTTCCGGCGGCGCGGAGATCGCGCCCGGCCCCTCGGCGACCAGCGTGGCGGCAACTTCTGCCCGCACGCTCAGGCGGTACTGAGCGTTCTCGCCGGATGTGAAACAGGCGCGGTCAAGGCAGTAGGATGGCAGGCTGACCAGCAGCGGATCCTTGCTGTCGCGCGCCATGAGCGAGGGCGTTTGTTCCTGCTGCGTCTGGGTATTGACCATCGGGCGGATGCTGTAAGCGGGCGATACCACCACCATGCCGCCCTGATTGCAGCAGGCGTTGCCGCCGCTCCGGTCGAGCGTCCGGCTGGTCGCCGCTTCGTAAAACCCGCTCTTCGGGTTTGGGGAAAGCAGTCCTTTACTTTCCGCGGAGCCTATGCCGAAGGCTTTCGGCGCGAACAGCGTCTGGTCGTTGTGGCAGCCCAGCGTCGCCGGCAGGTCGTGCTGAATAAGCGCGCCTTTACCGCCGCCATCACAGCCTGCGCGGATCTTCAGGGTCAGGGGAACATTGTTTCCGCCCGTTCCCATGCGTGAGCAGAGTGTCTGGCATACGCCGTCTTTGCGCAAGCCGATGCGGCTGGCTGTGGGGTTGAATTCTATGGCAACACCGGGCGGTTTGCCTCCGCGTATTGTGGGCGTGCGCTCTTCACCGTACCCGTCGCTTCGGCTTCCGCCGCTCTGACCTGTACAGAAGCCTCCTGCGCTTCGTTCCGCGCGGCCTGCCGCTCCAGCGCTATCCTCAGCACCTCCGGCAGCTCCTTGCCGCGCTTTTGCGCCCGGCGGAGTATACCCTGACAAGCCTTCGGACTCAAACAGTACTTCTCCGGCGCGTCCGCCTGCAAGATCGAGGACAACAAATACACGTTTCCGTCTTTGTGCGACGCCCCAACCCTGCGCGGCGTCGAGGATGCGCCAGGCGAGAGAATAACCGTCGCCCATGATCTCCCCGGCCGGCAGCCAGCGTCCTCCCGCAGGCAGAGGAACATCTGCTTCGGGTTCCTGGACGCGGATGAGGCTTTCGAGGACTTGCCGGAAGTCCTCCCCATTGTGAGAGGACAGCGCGCCCGGCACGTTCTCCCACACAGCCCATTTGGGATATTCTCCATTCGTTGCCTCCCTCATTTCCCGGATGACGCGGATTGCCTCGAAAAACAGGCCGGATCGTCCGCCGGACAATCCTTCCCGCTTGCCTGCTATGGAAACGTCCTGACAGGGCGAGCCAAAGGTGATCACGTCCACGGGTTCAAGTTTCGCGCCGTGCAGGCCATGAATATCTCCGTAGTGCTTCATCTCCGGCAGCCGCTTTTCTGTCACCCGTATCGGGAACGGCTCGATCTCCGACGCCCACACGGGGCGTATGCCCGCATACTTCCCCGCAAGAGGGAAGCCCCCGATGCCGTCAAACAGACTGCCCAGCGTCAGTGGTTTCGCCGTTTTCTTCACCTTCTTCCTCCGCTGAAGTTGTTCCCTCCGCTGGTTCTTCCTCCGCTGGCTCTGTCTCGCCCTGCGCCGCCAGCCCCAGCAGCACGCCCAGCCCCGCGAGGCTGATAGGAATCATGTTGCCGTTGACCAGATACGCGTTTCCACCCTCTTCCTCGGAGATGGGATTGAGGTTCTCCAGCGCGCGGATGTCGTTGGCGCTCATCCAGCCGTTCTGCCGCGCGATGGCATAGCCCTCCATTCGGCTCTTGTAGTCGCCTCGCATTAACCCGTCGATGTTAAACTGCGCATAATACCGGCCCTTCTCGTTCTCCGGGATGAGCGTCTTATTGATCGCCTGCTCAATGCGCACCAGCCATGGCCGGATGGTGTGTACTGCAAACGAGATGTTCTGGCTCTCAATATTGCTGAACGTCGCCCGCTCCAAATCGCCGATCATGTGCGGCGGCACGCGAAAGATGCGGCATATCTCCGTCACCTGAAACTTGCGGGTTTCGAGGAATTGTGCCTCATTATTCGGCATCGACAGGGGCACGAAGGTCATGCCCTCCTCTAAAACCGCCACGCGGCTGGCATTGCCGGAGCCGCCATAGGCCGCGTTCCAGCTGGCCCGAAGGGCGGCGGGATCCTTGACCGTATTCGGGTGCGTCAGGATGCCGCTGGGCCGCGCGCCGTTCTGGAAGAACTTGCTGCCGTACTCCTCCGCGGCGATGCCCAGCCCAATGGCCGCCTTCTCCAGCGCGATGGGGCTGTAGCCCATGACGCCGTCAAAGCCGAGACCGGGGATGTGCAGCACATCCTCCGGATTCAGCTGCTCCATGCGGCCCTCGCTGGTCGTGTAGGTGTAGGTCAGTTTGCCCTTGCTGTCCCGATCCACCGCCATGTGGTCGGGCAGTAGCGGGTAAAGTCCCACGATCTTGCTTCGCCCGCTGCGGAGAATCTGGCAGTACGAATTCCCCCACAAGAGTAGGTGCGAGAGCATGACCTCTCGCCAGATGAAGCTGGTCATCTCCGTGTTCGGCTCGTCGTGCAGCAGGCGGTAAAGCGGATGCTCGTTGGCCTTGCGGCTGCCCGCGGCGGTCGATTCATACACGTGCAGCGGCAGGCTGGCGATGGTTTCCGCAATGACCCGCACGCAGGCGTAGACCGCCGATACCTGTATAGCGCTGGACGGCGTGACCGACTTGCCGGACATGCTGGAGCCGAAGGAAAATGTAGGTGCGGCGGAAACAGCATCCTGGGGAAAGGGGGTATTCGGCTTGTCTCTCGCGCGGAATAGGCGGGAAAATGGGTTTTTCACAATATGCACATCCTTCTCTGATTACATTTTACATTCCTCTGCCCGTCTTCCGGTCATGACACTGTTTGCACAACGGCTGCCAGTTCCTTTCGTCCCAGAAGAGCCGCGGATTGCCCCGATGCGGCAGGATATGGTCAACCACCGTCGCGGGCGTCAGCACACCGCGCTTCAAGCAGGCGGCGCATAGGGGATTACTCGCCAGAAAACGCCTGCGGGCTTTCCGCCAGTCCGCGCCATATCCGCGCTCCGCGGCACTGCCCCGCCAGCGTTCCGGAGCTTCGCTCTGGTGGTCTGCGCAATACGTCCCTTTCTCGCACAGATTGGGACAGCCGGGGTACCGGCAGGGCCGCTTTGGACTTTTGGGCATTGCTTTTCACCTCGGTTCTTTCCTTCTCCCTTTTGGGGTGCTCTCACCGCCTACAGAATGAGCAGTCCGCGATGGTTGTACACCGAGTCTCCGCCGTTCAGGTTCTTCATAGCCCTGTCCAGCGCCATGACCAGCGCTACCGCCCCGTCCACCTTCTCCGTGGACTTCTCCTTGTCAAGCTTCAGATTCCCCGCCGGGTCGGTGCGCACATAGGCGTTGTCCATGTTCCAACGCAATACCGGATGTCCGCCATGTGCTAGCTTATGTTCTAAAACGATGCGCATCAGTTCCTTGGTTGGCGGAGACATGTCTCGAAAGCCCTGTCCAAAGGGCACCATGGTGAAACCGTCTTCTTGCAGCGTCTGCACCATCATCGTCGCATTCCAGCGGTCATGCGCAATCTCCCGGATGTTGTAGCGCTCACCAAGTTGACAAATGAATTTCTCGATGAACCCATAGTGTACGACGTTTCCCTCCGTGGTCTGGATAAAGCCCTGCTTCACCCATTGATCATAGGGCACATGGTCGCGCCGCACACGCAGGGAAAGCGTGTCCTCCGGCAGCCAGAAAAACGGCAGCGCTTTATACGGCTCATCCTCTGAAACCGGCGGGAATACCAACACCAGTGCCGTCAGGTCACTGGTTGAGGAAAGGTCGAGACCCGCGTAACATGGTCTTCCTTCCAGCGCATACGAATCGACTACGCCGCCGCATTCGTCCCACTTGTCCATGGGCATCCAACGCACGGACTGTTTCACCCACTGGTTCAATCGCAGTTGCCGGAACATGTTCTCGTCGGCGGGCGTTTCCAGCGCCTTATGATAGGCGTCGCGCACCTTGTCGATGGTGATCGTGTGCCCCAGCGAAGGGTTGGCTTTGTACCAGTTCTTCTCATCCTGCCAGTCGGCGTCGTCAGGAAGGCCGAAAATCACGGGATAGAATCGCGGATCATGCTTGCGCCCTTCGAGGATGTCCAGCGCCTTCTGATGGACTTCCCAGCAGATGGAATTGCGGTCGGTGCCCGCTGTGGTCAGGAAAAACCACAGCGGTTGTTTGCGCGCGTCGCCGCTGCCCTGCGTCATGACGTCGTAGAGGGCGCGCGTGGGCTGGGTGTGCAGCTCGTCGAAGATACAGGCGGACACATTGAGGCCGTGTTTGGTCGCCACCTCGCTGGACAGCACCTGATAGATGCTGCCCGTAGGCTGGTAGACCATGCGCTTCATGGAGGGGATGATCTTGATGCGCTTCATGAGCGCCGGGGACTGCTTGACCATGTCCACAGCCACGTCGAACACGATGGCCGCTTGTTGCCGGTCGGAGGCGCAGGAGTAGACCTCCGCCTTCCATTCATCGTCGTTGACCAGCATATTGAGTGCAATGGCTGCGCCCAGCTCAGATTTCCCTTGCTTCTTCGGTATTTCGATGTATGCCGTGGTGTACTGGCGCATGGTGGGGTCGTCCTCGCGCACGGTGCCGAACACGTCCCGGATGATCTTCTCCTGCCAAGGCAGCAAGCGAAAAGGCTTGCCGTGGAACTCGCCCTTGGTGTGCCTGAGGCACTGGATGAAGTCGATCACCCGGCGGGCTTTCTTCTCGTCAATCATCCTGCCAGCCCCCTTTGAGCAGCTTTTCCATGGGGTCTTCCGAGACGTCCTCCGTGCCGCTGCCGCCGGCGATGATGCGCGCGCGGGTAGCGGGCGTCAGGCCGAAATCCGAGCAGAAAGACTGCATGATCTTCAGGTTCTGCTGGGCGATGCTGACCTGCGGCACCTGCTGCACATACCCGGAGGGCGTCTTGAAGATGCTGCCATGCTGGGTGATGAATTCCTCGGCTTCCCTCCAGCGGGCATACGCCTGACAGTACCCCGCAAAAGCCGTCAAGTCTGCCATGGTCAGCACACCCATCGCCTCCAGCGAGGACGCCAGACGCTTCCATTCCTTTTTGGCCTCGGGCAGGAGCCACGACGGGCACTTCAGTTCTCCCTTCGGCGGGATCGGCTCGTGGTCGTTGAGCGGACGTTTGCCCGGATTGCCCTCCAGCACCTTCAGCGCCGTGGGCTTGGGCTTCCTGCCTCGTGCAGCCATGGGTACACACCTCCCTTCTGTGTTTTTCTGCGCATTACTTGCCTCTCAGGTCAAGTTGACTGTACTTTTTGACCACGCCGGCCCGCTCCACGCACACTTCTTCATCGCTGCCAGTCAGTTCGATGAACCGCTGTACGATGACGCTGGCATATTTGGGGTCAAGCTCCATCGTCCGGCAGATGCGGTCGGTCTGTTCGCAGGCGATGAGCGTGGAGCCGCTGCCGCCGAACAGATCCATGACCACGCCGTTGGGCGCGGAGCTGTTCTTGATGGGATACGCCAGCAGCGGGATGGGCTTCATCGTCGGGTGCTGGGCGGACCTTTTCGGCTTGTCGAAGTTCCATATGGTGGACTGCTTCCGGTCGGCAAACCACTTGTGCTTGCCGTTGGGCAGCCAGCCGAACAACACCGGCTCATGCTGCCACTGGTAGGGCGAGCGCCCCAGCACGAGGCTGTTCTTCACCCAGATGCACACGCCGCTGATGTGGAAGCCCGCCTCCTTGAACGCGCGGCGGAAGTTGAGCCCCTCGGTATCCGCGTGGAAGATGTAGGCGCTGCCGCCTTCGGCTAGATGTGCAGCCATGTTGCGGAAGGCCGCCAGCAGGAATTCATAGAACTTGCCATCCGCCATGCTGTCGTTCTGGATGGACTTGCCGTCAGCGCTCTGGTAGGCAACGTTGTAGGGCGGGTCGGTGACGATGAGGTTGGCCTTGAGGCCGTCCATGAGCAGAGCGACATCGCCCGCGTTGGTAGCGTCGCCGCAGACCATGCGGTGCCTGCCCAGCGTCCAGATATCACCCGGCTCCACGAAAGGCACGATCTCCTCCGGGTCGATGTCGCAGTCATCGTCCTTGACGTCCTTATCGTGCACCTTGGAGAACAGCTCGTCCACCTCGGCGGCGTCGAAGCCGGTCGCGCCGAGGTCATAGCCCGAGGATTGCAGGTCAGCCAGCAGGTCAGCCAGCGCCACCGGCTCCCATTCGCCGACCGCCTTGTTCAAGGCAATGTTGAGCGCCTTTTCATCCTGCGGGTTTTCGATATGTACAACTACGCAGTCGATCTCCGTTGCGCCCTCGCTGACCAGCACCTTGTAGCGCTGATGCCCACCGACGATGTTGCCCGTGACCTCATTCCAGATGACAGGATCGACATAGCCGAAGTCGTGCAGGCTGCGCCGGATCTTTTCATAGGCAGGATCACCCGGCTTCAGATCTTTTCTGGGATTGTATCTGGCGGGTTTCATCGAAGAAATCGGCAGTTTTCTGATAATCATGTCAGTATTCATACGGCGCCCTCCATTGAAAAAGCACCTGCCGCCTGGACAGATGCTTTTTTATATTTTTCGCATTTTTGAATTACACGCTTGACCAGTTCTGGAGAAGGATCTGGTACATCGTTCAATTCGCCAACATATTCATCAAATAGATAACTTGCGGCTATATTGTACATTTGTGCGAGATATATCAAATCATCTTTCGACGAACCCAGATATATTCTCTTTTGATTGTATCCAACCTTTACCTCATAGCGTTGGCTTACTTGGCTAAAATACACGCCGATATATCCAGTCCTGTTTGTAGATAATTTGCTATGATTGAAACAATTTTGGGCTGTAGTGGCAACGCGAAGATTCGCCTTTCGATTATCTGACCGATTCCGATTGATATGATCAATCATGATACTTGGATCTGTGATACCGAGAACCAGGCGATGCATGCGATTTCCATCGCGGGATACTATATATTTATCCTTTCTTTCACGAAACCAATAATGCTGATCGACCTTTGCAATGTCCTCAGTATCAATGATGAATTCAGCACCATCCGACAAGGCGCCGTATGCCGATCCACCCTCGATATGAAAATGATACATCGGCCCACATTTATGGCATCGGCTTGACTTGCTGTTATATATCTGCCCTGCAGTCAACACAGATTCGTTTCCGCAGCGAGAGCACTGACAGCGAAAAAAGTACAAATTGCCGCTTTCTTTCCTAACCACTTTTTCTTTTGCAATGACTTTCCACCCATTAAGGGTTTTCCCCGCCAGATCCGGTGGCGGCATGCCGCCTGAATGAGGAACACATTTTCTGCAATTCTTCGTAACTCCTTTTAGTATTGGATAAACAATATAGTTTCCAACATGCCCACAATCACAGCGGCACATATACCGGCGCTCACCATGTTTCCCTCGAGGCGCTTCACAAATTGCTGTGAGGTGACCATATTTCTGGCCAATGATGAGCTTCTTTTCAATATTAGGCATGAAAACACACTCCTCCAAACAAAGCAAATTTGCACATGGCACTCGTTTTCTTTCGGTGACCCCCGGGCCCCGAATTACGCGGAGTATTATGCGTGAGAGCGCGGCGGTCTCTTAGGAACCGTTCGCAAAGATTCGCCCCCCCCTGGGGAGTCGGGGCGGAGGGCGCGCGGGCACAGCCGCGGCGGCGGGCCGGGGGGGCGGCGCGGGCACAGGGGGGGCGCCCGAGGCGCGGCGCGGAGCGGGCGGCGCAAGGCCGGGCGGGCGGCGGGGCGCGCCGGGCACACGGGCGCGGGGCCGGGCCGCCGGGAGGCACAGCCGGGCGCGCGGCGGCGGGGCGGCGCGCCAAAGCCCGCGTCGGGCGCACACGGGCCGCGTGGCGGGCGAGGCGGCGGGGCGCGGGGAAAACGGGCCGCCGGGCGCGGGCGGGGCGGACGACGCGCGGGCGGGGCCAAATTTCGCGGGGTGGGCGGCGCAGGGCGCGGGAAAACGGGCCGCCGGGCGCGGGGCCGGGGCGGGCGCGACGGGCGGGGCCGGGCACGCGCGGGGCGGGCGCGACGGCGGCGTGGGGCGGGCCGGCGGCGAAAAGCCGCATCAAAGCTTCCGGCTTGTGTAGGGTTTCCGCCCGCAGGGAAATCCGCCGGGCGCGCCGGGGCCGTTTTCGCTTATAAGGAAGCGCGTTTCCCGGCCCGCCTTATTTGTCTCATAAGCGCTGTTTCTGCCCGAAAACCTTGTGCTTTTCATCGACTTGCTTTTTGTGCCCCGCCGAGTGATTAATACATCACGCCGCGCGGGGCGGGCAAAAAGCCCCGCGCAAAAACGAAAGGAGCACAGCCCATGAAAAACCAGACTTTTGGGGTCGAGATTGAAACCACCGGTCTCGGTCGCGAACGCACAGCGCAGGTCATTGCCGAGCTATTCGGCACGACCGCCCGCTACGTCGGTCGCCACCTTGGCGACTGGCACATTCCCATGCCCGACGGGCGCAAGTGGGTGGTCGAACGCGACGGTTCGGTCACCGACCCAAGCGCCGAAGTCGTAAGCCCGGTGTGCCGCTGGGACGACATCCCCATGGTGCAGGAAGTGGTTCGCGCCCTGCGGCAGGCGGGCGCAAAGGCCGACGCGTCCTGCGGCATTCACATCCACGTCGGCCTCGGCGAACACACCCCGCAAAGCCTGCGCCGTCTAACCAATATTGTCAACGCCAAGGAAGACCTGCTGACACAGGCGCTGGGCATAAGCCCGAGCCGCCGCAGGCAGTGGTGCAAGCCCGTTGACCCGGCGTTCCTCGCCGAGCTCAACCGCCGCAAACCCGCCACCATGGACGCTCTGGCACAGCTTTGGTACAAAACCAATAATCCCACCACATCTGACTGGCGCGACTGCGCGTCCAGCCACTACGACCACAGCCGCTACCACCTCCTGAATCTGCACGCCGCCTTTTCCACCGAACGCCCCGCGCACACCATTGAGTTCCGCGCCTTCAACGGCACACTCCACGCGGGCGAAGTCAAAGCCTACATCCAGCTTTGCCTCGCAATTTCCCATCAGGCGCTCACCACCAAGGCCGCCAGCCCGACGCGCCCCATTACCGACAATCCCAAATACACCTTCCGCTGCTGGCTCCTGCGCCTGGGCTTCATCGGCGGGGAATTTGAAACCGCGCGGGAACACCTCACCAAGCGCCTGCCCGGCAACGCCGCCTGGCGGCAGGCATCCTGATACAGCTCCCAAATCCGCCCGCCTGATGATGGCTGGCTGGCCGCCAGCCGAAACCGGCACGCGCCGGTCGCGGGAAGCCGCACTTTCAAATCAAGCAAGGAGGAAATTCTCATGAAAGACACACAGAAAATCCAACTCACACTCACCCAGACGGAATTGTCCGTCCTGCACAGTGCACTTACGGAGTACCGGGCCAAGCTTGGAAATTTGACGAACGAAATGGTCGCAATGGGGCTTGCCACCGACGAGGCGCAAAGCCTTGCCACCCAACTCAGCGCCCTTTCCAGCAAGATGTGCATCCTTTTGAATCAATGACCCGCCTGACGATGGCCTCCGGCACAGGCCGAAACGCTCCCCAGCCGGGAGCGTCGCGGGAAGCCGCACACTTTCGAATCGAGTAAGGAGGTACATTTCATGACCAACAACGACATCCGCCGCGCGTACACGCAGAAGGTCAGCGAGCTGCTGGCCAAGGGCTACCAAATCCACTACGAGACCATGAGCGGCTCGCAGGGCGAGCTGGCACACATCGACCTTTCCGACGGCAACGAAATCCTCCGGGTTCTTCTGGAGCGGGAGGGCAACTATGGCGGCAGCTATGGCAGCATCGTCCGCCTGCGGGTCGGCCGCTGCAACGAGGACCTCTCCCGCACACACACCATCTGGAACGAACGTCTCGACACACTCTTTGAAATCGAGTGGGACCAAATCAGCGGCAGCTACTACACCACGCGTGAAGAAGGCGCTCGGATGGCTGCCGTCAGGCTGGAGCGCTGGCGCAGGCGCGGACACACAGCTCCGGCGGAGCTGGGCGCAGCTTACAAATCCGCAGCCCTTCGCTGGATACGGCGGCAGCCCCGCATGAAATCCTGCCGGGTCGAAGACATCACACGGCTGGAGAAGCACACGCCGGAAAGCGGCAGGATGTTCTACGAAATTACTGCCAAGGGCAAGACCTTCATCCTTCATGCATAGTCCCCGCCTGACGATGGCTGGCTGGCCGCCAGCCAAAACCGGCGCACAGCCGGTCGCGGGAAGCCGCATAGTTCCTGAATACAGCAAGGAGGTACATACTGTGAATAAAGTGCGCTTTGAAATCAAGCTGAGCTCCTGCCGGGACGGGCGCACACTCGCTCGAATCTACGATGATTACTGGGACAGTATGGATGTCGCACCATTCGACCCCGCACACCCTGAACAGGTCGACCTGAAGGCATTCAAAGAGCTGGCCGCACAGCTTGCAAATTGCAAGCCTGGCTGGTACGCCATTGAGGTCGAGGACTACCCCTTCGGCAAAGCCGCACGCCTTTTTCGCATTCCTGGCCGGCATCTGCGATATGTCCGAGCCCACGGGCACAGCTTTTGAATCAACATCCACCGGGTGGATATGAACAAGACCGTCTTCAGAAACCCTGGTGCATCGGTCGGGTTGCTATTTCGCCCCGAAAGAGTGATGAATAGCATACGCGAAAGCGCTTTGAAATGGAGCAGGGAGGAACGCGCATGAAGCACATGAACATCGAAACCCTCATGGACATCCTCGACTGGTTCGACGACGGGCTGTACGACTACCTCAATCACATCCTTTTGACCAAACTCGACGGCGAAGCGCGCATCCGCCGCGCCATGCCTGAGCTGCGCAAATACGCGCGCTCGCTGGTCGCCGCCCACCGGGGCACGGATTGCGCCTACCCTGAAGGACTGCTCAATCCACCCGCCTGACGATGGCCTCCGGCACAGGCCGAAACGCTCTCAAATCGGGAGCGTCGCGGGAGCCACACAGCTTCCAAATCCGCAAGAAGGAGGACACACAATGACCCCCAGCGATACCCTCATGGAATTACTCCTACAGGTGTACGACGAGATGGACGGCAGTGAGCGCGAAGCATGGTCCATGACCGACGCCGAAAACTGGCTGCGCGACCAGCGCCGCTACGAAATGGAGCACAACTTGCCGCCCATCGAATGCAATTCGCAGATGGTCTACGACATTGTTCGTGACTTCACCCACGCATATAGCAGCGAGGAAGCCGCCGCGCCCGAAACGGAATACCAGCGGCTCATCGCCGCCGAGACCATTGCCGAAACGATAGAAATCCGCGAGCGAGCCACCGGCAAGACCGGCGTGGCGAACAGCACACAGGACGGATGCGTCGCCGTGTTCTACGGCAGCCCCGACGGCAGCGACGACGCCGTCCTCTCGCCCGAGGCGTTCAGCGAGCGCTTTGAAATCACCTCCATCATCAACGATTGACCCGCACGGAGCGAAGGCCGGCTCCCGGATGGCCTTTGGCACAGGCCGAAACGCTCTCAAATTGGGAGCGTCACGGGAGCCGCACCGCTTCCAAATACACCAGAACATCCAGCAAGGAGGCAATTTCACATGTGCATCATCTGCGTATCCAAATCCGGCGTCCGCCAGCCCGGCGAGGCTGCCATCCGCGCCATGTTCCTGAACAATCCCCACGGCGCGGGGTACATGGTCGCCAGAGGCGGGCGCGTCGAAATCCACAAAGGCTTCATGCGGCTGGACGAATACCTGCGTGCCATCCGCGCAGAGTGCTTCACCCCGCAGGACAGCGTGGTGTATCACTTCCGAATCAGCACGCAGGCGGGTGTAGGCCCTGAAATGACGCATCCGTTTCCGCTGTCCACCAGGCCGGAGCGTATGCGCCAGCTCGACCTGAGCTGCCGCGTCGGCGTGGCACACAACGGCGTCATCCGCCTGACTAGTGATCCAAGCAACGAGCGCTACAGCGACACCGCCATATTCATCACCGACTACCTCTCCCGCCTCATCCGCAGCCGCGCCGACCTGCGCGACCAGCGCCTGCTGGACGAAATCTTCCAAATCGCGCAGTCCAAGTTCGCCATCATGGACGGGGGCGGATATGTCGCCACGGTTGGCGAGTTCGTGAACGACCGCGGGCTGCTGTTCAGCAACGCCAGCTACCTGCCCTGGCGGATGCGGTGAGATACCGTGAACCAAAACGCCTATGCAATCGAGATTGCCGCCAGCGGGCGGCTTTTCTCGTCTCCCTTTGCTTTGCGCGACGTGGCCGCACGCCGGCTCGTGTCGGGCTTTGAAATCGAGGTGCGGCACGCAGTCGAAGGGCGGTGGTTACGCGCCGCGTGGCGGCAACGTGGGCGCAGCACGGGCAGGTGACCTTCCGTCGCAGGCAACCTGAGCTCCGCACCCTGCGTACCCGGCGAACAGCTTTGCCGTTTGACGGGCGAGACCAAGGGAGGCCGCAGGCCGACTAGCAGGGAGGACAGCGCGCAGCGCTCCGCATCCTGCGTACCCGGCGAACGGCTTTGCCGTTTGACGGGCGAGACAAAAAGCGCCGGGCTTTCACCTGACGCTTGTAAATATCGCTGTGCTATTGTGGTATCCGTCTTTGGGCGTCCTGCCGCCTGCTTACTTCTCTACGGTATCCGCCGCCATGTGGATGTTGCCCTCGGCGTCGGTCTTGCAACGAATCAGCACCGCACCGTCCGCCGCCATGTACTTCGCCTGAAACGGCTCCGGCCACAGTTCCGTCAGACCGGGGCAGTCTTCCAGCGCTTCCAACCGGTACCACTCCCCGTTCTCCGGATCGTCCCGGCACAGCTGGTACAGCCTCGCCAGCGCGTCCGTCTGGGTGCGGAAAATCTCCGAAATCGCCTCGCCCGCCGGCAGCATCCGAAGATTGCTTTCCGGCCGCCGCGGCTGGAACGCCGCCCACTGGCTCAGCGGGGATTCCTGTTTCATGTACGCCAGCACCGCCTCAGTCGCCCCGCAGGCATCGCAGACGTACAGTTCGCCATCCGTCCGGCTCATGGCGTTGGTGTGTATCGGACGCTTCATGCTGTCTGCACCACAGCGCGGGCAGGGCATCATCTCGCCCGCTTGCTGCCGCGCTATCAAATCCAGCCGCCTCCGTTCCATGCGCTCAGTCATCATCTATCCGCTCCTTCAATCCCATCACAGTACAAAAATCTTCTCCATAGACTACGCCCAGCGAGGAACCGCAGTCCCACGCAACATGTATCGTGCCAACGTCGTCTACGGCGGTCACGGTTCCCAGTGCGCCTTCCCGCAAATCCGGGCGATACGGGTCGTTCATATGGATCAGCTTCACACGGCTGCCCTTTGTATACCGCCTGCGAAGCTCCGCCAGCTTATCCGGCGTGATCTGTGCCATCGCTCTCCACCCCTTCACCGCTCATCCGATTCTCTTGAATCCTGCCGCGCCAATCCGCTCGTTCCGACACATCCCGGAAGTCTCTGCGCAGCTGGGCGTACTTCTCGCGGTGCGCCTGCATGTCCGCCTCGCTCTTGAATGCGGCATAGCCGTTTAGGTGACGCAGCAGGACGCGCCGCAGCTCCCTGTGTTCCGCGCCGCCAAAGCCCATGCGCATCAGCCAGCTGTTGGCGTGGTACTTCTCGTTCTCCGGCGTGACCTGATGCCGGATGGACACCCGCTTGGCGGTCTTTGCGCTCCTGAGTATCCCGTCCAGCAGCTTGCTGTAGACCATCCAGCGCGTGGGCTCTTCCGGACAGTACGGTGTGCTGAAGATAAACTTTCCCGCCTCGAAGGCAATGCCGCGAATGCGCCCGGCCTCGAGTTCATCCTGCACGCGCGCTTCAAAATCGGTCACACTCGCGGGCGGGCTGTCCGTAAGCGCGGTCACGAAGGGTTCCTCGATGTAGAGCGTTTCGCCCTGCATCATACGGTTGAGCAGGTATTGCTTGCTGTAGAGCGTCCGCAGCAGGTTGACCATCTGGGCAACCGTCCAATCCGGCAGAGGCATGGTGATGTCCACGCGCTCGACGGGTGCGCCCATCTGTGCTTCTGAATCCGCTGCCGGGGCGTTTTCGGCGTTGTTTGGCGTGTCGGCTGTCTCCGCATATGCCCTTGCAGCCTCCTCAACGTTCGGAGCAATATTCTCCCCTGCTGCCTCAGCTTTTGAATTTTCTGCTTCCACCGGTTCTTCTTCCAGCCAGCCGCGCTCGATGAGCATCGGGCGGAGGCTTTCCAGCAGCGCCTCGTCCTCGCCGGTGATGCTGCCGTCGCGGTTAACGGTCAGGCTGCCGATGCGAAACGCATAGGTCGGCGTGCGCAGGTAAATCGCGGGCGTCTGCAGGCGCTCCGACAGCGCGTGCACCATCTCTCGCCTGTCTTCGGGATGCGTGCTTAACGTCATGATTCTTCCCTCCATTCGCTTTGGGTAGTGACATATACGCTCTTTTCTCCCGAAAAGTCAAGGGCTTTGCGCATATTTTATCACCGCGCGGCACACGCTCCTGCCTCACGAAAAGCACCCCCGGATTGCTCCGAGGGCGCCTCTGGATCTCTTTCGACAGCCTATATCATAGCACAGGTCGCCACTAAACTTCCATAAACTTTCCTAAACTCCGAAAATTAATTTTTCATGTCGGTTGTTTCAGGAACAACGATGCATTGAAGCGCCCGACCATGAAGCTTGTGAATCCACGTTTCGCTATAGCCAATCTCCTCGGCAATTTCTTCCCACGATTTGTAGCACAGATACCGCAGCTCCAGAATCAGCTGCTGATCCGGATCGGTCACCGCGTTGATCGCCTTGCGCGCCTCCGCTTTCAAGTCCACCAGCCGGTCGATGTCTGCGTTGATTTCCTGCTCCAAGTCCACAATCTTGCAAATCATCTCCTCCATCCGCTGCTTGTTCGGAGAATCCGGCCTGGGCATGTCCGACAGCGTCGCCGTGCAATTCGCCGCGTTCTCCCGGAGCCGCGTCACCTGTTCCAGCTTGCTGTTGATCCGCTGGTCGATGTGCATCGCCTGCGACAGGTATTCCTTTGCGTTCATTCCATCTCTCCTCTCCACGGCATCTCGCCGCTGAAATACTTGTCCGCGATAATACGCTGTGTTTCCTGCGGCAGCCGCCTGAGCCGCGCGTTCGCCCGGCGCTGATCCGCTTCCTGCTGCCGCTTTGCCTTGTAGAACGCGCAGCCCGCATACCCGGAGCAGCTCCCGCTCAGCGCGCCGCACACACCTCTATTGCGCAGCGCAAAGCACTTCTCATTCATGCCGTTTCCCTCCCGCGATGTCCAGCCTGCACACCGGGACGCCCAATCGCTCAGCTTGGGCGATCTCCATTTCCATCCCCTCCGTCGGCTCGCCGAATGCCCACAGCTCGTCGCACAGCTTGAGCATCTCCATTCCCATCCGCAGTCCCTGCCTGCGTTCCGCCGCCTTGTCCTCGTCCAGAAACTGCGTGAACAGCAAGTGCGGCGCAAAAGGAATGCCGCCCTGCTTCATGACAAGGCGGCAATACCTGCGCGCGTTTTGTATGTTTGCCTCCGTTTCTCCCCGATATGGAGAGCACACGAAGATCAGCGGCCTGTCCGGCCGTTTGCTCTTTTTACGAAACCACATGGTGAACTCCCTCCCTCGCTTCTCTGTCGGCCCGTTCAATCACGGCCTTTACGTCCTCCACGCTCTCCACCCGCCGGGCGATGCCGCCTGCGCGGTTGATCTTCTCCAGTGCCCGCTTTTGCAGCGCCGTCAGCTTACCTCCAGGCAGCTTGGCTTCCAGCCCCAGGAACCGCCCTTTGTAGCAGCAGATAATATCTGGCACGCCCGAAGTCCCATAGGGGCCGCCGCTTTCCTTCCAGAAGAACACGTCGTCCCCCAGCGTGCCCAGATACCGCCTGATCGCCACCACGATGTCTTTCTCAAGCATGAGCCGCACCGCTCAACTGTGTGCGCAGGCGTTCGTTCTCCGCGCGCAGGGTCTCAATCGTCCGGCGCATGGTCTGGATGTTCTCCTCGTACCCACGGATGCGGCGCTCGTAGCCCACACAGCGCGTGCGCATCTCGCCGCGCACGAGGTTGGCCTGCTGTACCGCCTCGTTGTAGCTGTCGTACAGCCGGCTGTAGATGGGGTTCTCCAGCAGATGCTCGTGGTCCGCGCCCTTGACCGTGCGCACGTTGCCCGGCGCGGGTTCCGATGCGGGGCGGTACACGTCAAACTCCGGCACCTCCACCGGCTTCTCCTGAATCAGTCCAGCCAACACGCCATCGTCCGCCTTTGGCTTCTCGCCTCCTGTCGTCCCGCGCTGCATATCGCTGTACGCGCCGGAGATGCTCTTTTCTCCTTTGTCCACCTGCTCCATCAGGTCGGGGCGGCTTTCGGATACAGCCTGTGCCCGGCGCATCTGCGTGGTGCTGGTAAAGCCCGCCTTCTGGGCAACAATGTCTCGTGCCTTTCCAGTCTCGGCATGCTTCGTTTGTGGTGGCCGATTGGCCACCACAAAATTGCTGGACTTGCGAATCTGCCGCTGCTTTGCCTTCTCCGCCTCGACCGCCTTCAGCTTCTCCGCAAACGCCAGCTTCTCGCTCACCGTGAATTCCTTGCGCTGTTCGTTCTCCGCGATCTCCAGCATCAGCATCTCGTCCGCTTCCAGCGCCGTCATGACCGTCGCGCGGATCTCCTTCGCGCCCATCCGTTCCATTGCCTTCAAGCGCCGCAGCCCGGCGATAAGCACATATCCGCCCTCTGACTGCTCCATGACCGTGATCGGGTTGATGAGCCCATGCTCGCGGATATCGTTTGCCAGTTCCTCCAGCCCGCCGTTGTCCTTGCGGATGCGCTCCGCCACCCGTACCTCGCTGATGTGCAGCATCTTCGTGTCCATCTTCTTCATGCGCTGCTTCCCCCTGTTGCTTACTCCTCGTCCTCGTGATCCCATTCCAGCTCCAGGCGGTTCGGCGAGTTCGTGCGCAGCTGCTTGTTGTACGCGCTCACATACACCGCGCACATCGTAAACCGGATGGTCTTGTTGAACGCCGTCGCGGGCGTGGTCTTGCCCTGCGTCCTGCGCCGCGCCTCCTGATACATCTCCATTGGCAAGTGCTTGCGCATCCGCGCCTCAAACTGCGCAACTGTCAGCTTCTCACCGTACCGCCTCCAGAATTCTCCCAGCCCCGCCAGCATCTCGCCGCGCAAGATCGTGCTGTCGTGCGGCCACGTCGCCGCGATGCACGCCAGCGTCAGTTCCAGCGTCCTGTCGCCAAACCTGCGCAGGATGCGCTGCAGCGCACCAATGGCGCAGATGCACATCGGCTGGCCGGACTTGCCGTGCCGGAAGCCGTACTTGTCCATGAGTTCTTTAATGCGCAGGCTCTCCGCATCCTCCGCCCACAGCGAGGCGTTGAAGGTGTCGTTGATGCGCAGAGACTGCTTGTTCTCGTTCTGGCGGCGGAAGTAGTCCGCCTCCTGCTGGATCGTCATGCCTTCCAGCACGATGCAGTTGGCCGCGTCATACCCCAGCCGCCGCAGCGCGGTCAGGCGATGCTGGCCATCCAGCACGGCATACGTCCCGTCCTCCCGGTGGCTGACCACCAGCACGCCCAGCTTCGCCGGGTCGAAGTTCTTCACGATACCCGCCACGTTTTTCATGTTGAGGATGCGCTGGTACTGCTCCGTCACGATCCGCTCAAGAGGCACGCACTCGATGCGCTGCTCGACTTCTTTGGCTGGAGCGCCCTCCCGTCCGTCCAGCAGGAGCGTCTGCTGTGCCTCCGACGGATTTGTTGTCTTCAACTCCTCTATGCTCGCCTGCGCAGGAAGGATCGCCGTGTTTCTCTGAAGCTGCTGTATCCTCTCCTGCCTGCGTTTTGCCCGCGTCTTTCTGCTTGCCATGTTCAGGCCTCCTTTGTCTTTTTGATCCGCGCCCGCACCGCCGCCATGAGCGAATCCTGCCCGGCGGCCTTGTCCTTGAGCGCCTGCATCACCTGTTCGTCCATCGTGCCCTTCACCACCAGATGATGCACGACCACCGTCTCCTTCTGCCCCTGCCGCCACAGCCGCGCGTTGGCCTGCTCGTACAATTCCAGCGACCAGTTCAAGCCGAACCAGATGATCGTGTTGCCGCCCTGCTGCAAATTCAGCCCGTGCCCGGTCGATGCAGGCTGTGTCGCCGCCACGGGAATCTTTCCCGCGTTCCAATCCTCCATGTCGCAGGAGGTCTTCAGCTCGCGCACACCGTTTGGATTCTCCGGGCTGTACTTTCCGAATCGCTGCTGAATGCGCGTCAGGTCGTGCTGGTAGTTGTACATCACCAGCACCGGTTTACCGTTGGCTGCCTCGATGAGGTCCTCCAGCGCGTCCAGCTTGCGGTCATGCAGCACGCGCACATTGTGAAATTCGTCGTATACCGCGCCGTTGGCAAGCTGCAGCAGCTTTCCCGCCAGCGAGGCCGCATTGAGCGCCAATACATCTCCTTGGAGGGAGGGCGTATGCCCGACTAGCTCCGAGGACAGACCCGAAGGGGATTCCGCAGGAGCGTACCCGTGGCGCAGTTCTTCTGCGTCACGGGCGATCGCCGCATAGGGTAGCAGCATATCCCGCTCCATCTGGCGGTACAGCTTTTCCTCCCTGGGTGACAAGCTGATCTCCACCACGTTGTCCACCCGCTCCGGCATCTTCAGGTGATCCGCCGCCCGCATGGATACGCAGATATCCGAGATGCGCTGGTAGATGGCCTCCTCCGCGCCAGGCTTCAGCTCGCGCTTGTAGGGCAGCCAGCTGTTGGGCGTGTCGAAGTACATGTCCAGATAGCTGCGCATCGTCCTGCCCAGGCGAGCACCCCTGTCCAGCAGAAAGATCTGCGGCCAGAGGTCTTCCAGCCCGTTGGGCGCGGGCGTGCCCGTCAGCCCTACCACGCGGGTGAACTGCTTGAGTACCTTCTTGAGCGCCAGAAACCGCTTCGCCCTGCTGTTCTTGAACGAGGACAGCTCGTCGATGACCAGCATATCGAAGGGCAGCTTTCGTCCCGCGTAGTGCCTGACCAGCCACTCCACGTTCTCCCGGTTGATGATGTACAGTTCCGCCGGCCTGCTCAGCGCGGCGATGCGCTCCTTGGGCGTGCCCACGACCACCGAATAGCGCAGGCGCCGCAAGTGATCCCACTTGGCGATTTCCTGCGGCCATGTGGTTTTGGCTACGCGCAGCGGGCACACCACCAGCACGCGGGAGACCTCGAAGGAATCGAATAAAAGGTCATCCAACGCTGTCAGCGTGATGACCGTTTTCCCTAAGCCCATATCCAGAAAGACCGCCGCGTTCGTGTGTCCCTTGATGAAGTCAATGGCAAATCGCTGGTAGTCGTGTGGGTTGAACTGCATGGCATCACCTCCTCCATAGTACAGTTACACATTGGCCGACTCCCCTATGAGGTAGCACCGCTTGGCGGGCATTCCACCCCTTGCAGCTTCATAGGGGAGCTGGGGCTATTCGTGGTACATCTGGTGTAATTCGCAGTGGGGCATCTCACCCCTAGATGTGGTTTCGCCCCTAGATGTGATCTCACCCTCAGATGCGATTTCGCCCAGTCCTAAAGGCCTTTCATTCCACGTTTCTCTCGCACGCGTATAGCGCACATGTGTACATGTGGCTATTTTTCTATATTTAACTCCTAATCCTAGTCCTTATAGAACTCTGGAAACAAAAGAAACGCGATGGATTCTTTCCTAATTATATAAGTCGTGTGTCTTGCACTCTGCTACCAGGCTGTTTCCAATTTCCTGGAAACAGCCGTTTTTTTAACCAGCACTGTAAGAAACATATTGGTCGTTCCTTGGTAACAGCAGACTGTTACAGCACAATTCGGTGGGCTGCTGCAACAAGTTACGGTGATATGCGCCCGGCAAAATACAGTGAGCCGTCATTCTCCCGCAGAATCATCCCGCTCATAGCACCGTTGGGGGCCGTAAATGGGCAGTCTGCGCGCTCCATTACCGTTGACGTTGGACTTCCTCCAGCCAATGCGCGTCAGCATGGAAATGATGTCGTTTGAGTCACCTCGCCGTAGTGCACCGCTCTCCCGGCCAAAGCATTCGCACCAGATTTCAAGGACGCACACGGAATTCCGGCGAACTGTCCCGATTCTCCCTCCTCCAAGAAGCTCGTCCCCTTTCAGGAAACCCCGGCGCTCAGAGAGCTCCATCTTGTCCCATTCCTCTGGCAAAAGCGTCTCCAGATACTCGCGCACCAATCCCTCGCGCTCATCTGTCTCCATGGCTCCGCGCTGCTCCCGCCTCGCCATTACATCAAGGTCGGCATCCAAATACAGCTTTTCTCCGTTCTGCACATAATGCAGCGCCTCCGCCCATATCTGGTCGACGTCTCCCTGCGTCAGCTGCCACGACTGCCGGTAGCCCCGGCCCGGCGTCTTCACTGGCCAGAAGCGGCGATTGCCCGTCGTGTCGCGCAGGTAGCCCGACTCCTCATTCGTCGTTCCAAAGAACACGCACTGCCGCAGATGCGGCGTGGCTCGCTTGCCAAAGGATGCGCGATAGATGTCGTTTTGCCGCGACAGGAACGAGCGCAGCGTCTCGACTTCCGCCTTCCGCAGTCCCGCAAGCTCGCCGATCTCCATGATCCAAAACCCCTGCAGTTTCTCCGCCGCTGTCTTGTCCTTGGTGTCGTTTAGAGACAGACTATCGTTGAACCATTCCCCGCCCAGCTTGGAGATGAGCGTAGATTTGCCCACGCCTTGCGGTCCATTGAGCACCAGCATGGTATCGAACTTGATGCCCGGCTGGAGCACGCGCTTGATGGCTGCGCACAGCGTCTTGCGCGTCACCGTGCGCACATAGAGATTATCCGGCGCACCCAGGTAGTCGATGAGCAGCGTCTCGATGCGGGGAATTCGATCCCATTCGGGCAGCGATGCCAGATAATCCCGGATGGGATGATACGAGCGGTCGTCCGTCACTTTCCCGATGGCGATATCGTAGTTGCGGTTGCTGAAGGAACCGTACCGGGTTTCGATGTAGCTGATGATCTGCTTATCGTCTGCGTCCCGCCAGAACTTGGAAGGATGCTTCCATGGCACAGGCGCAATGTCATCCCTGATCTCCATACCGTCGGAGAGCTGGTTGAACACGATGCCCTTTAGGTTGGGATCGTTTTGCACGATGAGCAGCAGGTTGGTCAGGGTGTTCTTGATCTCGCCCGTTTTGCTGTATTCCAGCTTACTCTGCCAATCAGAACCGTGGGGACTGAAATCTGCCCCGTCGCTGGGCTTAGCGAGAATCGGCTCCTCCCTGAAGTCCTCCTCTGCCTGTCGGATACGTTCCTCCGTCATCCGGATGCGCGTGGCTTCATCAGCGGCGGCATAAGCGCGCATTGCGCTTATGGAAGCAGACTCGTCTGCAATAAATGCTCCGCTCTGCGTGTTCGTACCCGGCGTGAACAGATGCCAGCGCACGAGGTCGAAAGCGTTGCACAGCTTGCCGCCCGCCGGGTCGGTCGCGTGATGGGAAAAGGCATACTTGTCGTCGTAGACCACCAGCCCGCCCGTGGTGCTGCCGCCCACGAAGGTATAGCGGTCGTCCTGTGTGGTAGGGGTGTACCTGTCGGAGAGGCTATTTTCCAGCACATCGGTGATGCTGTGCGCCCGGCAGAACGCCCCGATGATGCCGCGCTTGGTCAGCGGGTCTTCCTGCGTGGAGGCTGTGCGGCGCATCTTCGCTTCCACTGGCTGCGTCGTCGGCCAGAGCGAGGCGTCCTGCCAGTCGGCGTAAGTGGCGAGCACATCGTCAGGGTCAAGGAACGGCTGGTCAGCGTATCGGAACAGATACTCCCCGTCCTCGGGCGTGCTGGGCCAGTACATGAGCCGCGCGGGTTCAAAGGTCGTGGGGTCGAAGCGGGCAAGCGTCAGGTCGTCTGCGATGCGGCGGGCGATGGCCGCGTACTCGTCCGGCGTGACGGTACGGGACAGGGGAACGATGAGCCGCAGGCGCATCTTTTCCGGCGTGTGGCTGTGCGTGCTGTAGAGCGCGTAGGCGTTGATGAACGTCATGTCCAGATCGTCCAGCAAGCCAGCGTCCGCATTGTCCGCGTCGAGACAGATGAGACAGCGGTTGACCACGCTGGCGCTGCTGCGCCTGCCGTTCTTGAGATAGCCGCCGACAAACCCGCCGACGTCCTTGACATTATCGCGCTCGGCCTTGGTCATGGCGGCGTAGTCAGCGACCGTCTCGCGGGTGCGGGTCGTGTTGGCGAGCTTGTCCAGAAACTCGCTCCAGAGCATCTCCTTGTTCTGCCACTGCACCGCCTTGCGGCTGCGGCCTATGGCAATGAGCAGCTTTTTGTCGTGGGTGACTTGCATACATAAACCTCCCAACTGTTTCTCGGCACAAAAAAGAGGCGCGCCTTCCAGCGAGCCTCGCGGTTGCACATCGGTGTTTACTCCTTCAGCGGTATGGCCATCACGCCCGCCTCCGTGCGCACAAATATCTCAGGATAGCGGAACAGGCGCTCATACTTCTCCATGGATTCGTCCGGCAGGCTGGTGAAATTGTCTTCTGCCAGTCCGCAGATGAAAAATGTGCCTGCAATGATCACGTCCCTGGATACCTGACGGTTGAGCTCATAGCCCTTGAGCAATCCCTCGTCATCGCAGACCAGCGCGACGGGGTCACCCCACGGATAAATGGCCGTAATCAGTCCGCCGACAACGCTCTGCATGGCCTTGAGCGTGTACGGGATGTCCGCCGCGCGAGGACGCTTACCGGGTTCAACGATCAGGATTCTCATTTGTGTCCCTCCTCGCTCGTTTGGTTCTGTCTCTGAATGCGTTCTCCACGATGTCCTCCCAGAACAGGTGCGCGCGTTCGCTGTAATACTGGACGCGCAGGCGTTTATCCGGAGTAACAGTGGTCAGCGTGTAGCCCTGCCGCAATCGGATCACCATGCACTTTTCGGAATTGACGTGCGCAATGTGTGCACCCTCGGGCAACTTGAGCACGGCGTCGTAGGTCAGATTGGGCAGGTCGGAATGGCTGAGATTCTCTTGTACGGGCATATTTCGAGCCCTCCTTTCTCGCGGTAGCATATTACTCACTCTATCCCGATGAAAAGTCAAGTGAACAGTTTGATACGGGCAATGAAGTTATTTCCGGTAGAACTCCATCTCCTCGCCGTCCGCCCGAAGCGGCAAGTCCTGCGCCCAGTCCGGCGGAATGGCCATGATGCGGCAGGCTTCCTCCACGCTTCCCTGACCGATGGGTACCTCCATGACCGCTTCATCGTGGACGTGGAACACGATGGGGTAGCCCGCCACTTCGAGATTCTGCATGGCGTGCGCCAGCAGATCGCGGGCGATGGCTTGGGTACAGTTGCTTACTACTCGTGCATGTCCATTTGCCCACACTGCGAATCTGTGCCTCGGACCACAATTCCTGATGTCGTATACACATTTCGGTAGTCGGGTTTTGCACATAGAAATTCTGTCGGCCACTTGTGATCCAATCGATACAAAATCGTCGTTTCTCCAATGCCCGTTAGTTCGCACAGCTCCGCCACCGACATTCTGCCATAGGGTGTGTCGATCAACCTCGTTACCCTGCGGTTTCGGGCGTTGATTTTGCGTTCTACCCAGCGACAATTTTCTGCGCAATATCCCTTGTCGTTGTCTATCCGATCCAGTTCCAAACCCTGCTTGTACGTTGGTCCCATGTCGTGCCAGAACGTTTCGAAGCTGCGCTGCCATTCTTCGCACACTTTGATTCCGCGTCCCCCATAGTTTTGGTACGCCCGATGCTGTGGGTCTTCGCACCGCTGCTTCATAGAATGCCACACCGCAAATGCGGGATGGTGGCTCATGCCATGCTTTGTCTGTGCCTGGCTGATCAGCTTGTTTTTCATGCATCCGCACGAACGCTGATGATATTTTCTGCCTTTTCTGTTGAGATAGTATCCCGGAACCACAATCTCTCTGCCGCAAACGCATCTGCATCTCCACGTCGGTTTGCCGTGTCTGTTGCTTCCCTCCCTCTTCAAAACCGTCAGGTAGCTGTACTGATGCCCAGTTAAGTCCCTCGCTTTGCCCACAAGCTGCCATTCCTTTCTCTGTAAGGATTTTGTGTTCTGTTGTCATCCATATCCCATTAACACAGATCGTTGGCTGTACCCCTTTGGAAAGCACACCCCCGTGGTGAACAAAAGCTTCACCATCCCAAACGAGATGTGAAGCAGAAATATGCTCTATTGGCACAAGACCGAAATTGGTTATGACAAGCGTTCCTTCAGCCAAACAGTTCTCGACAATCTTGCCGCCAAAGGTCTCCTGCATCTCCATCTTTCCATTGGCGGATGCTGCCAGATATCCAATGCCCCGGCTACCAAAGCGATTGGTCACAAAGCGCGGAGAGAGGTAACACAGATCGCGTCCGCTGGGCAGGCGGATCAGCAGCCGATTATCCTGCCAGTACACCTTCACCTTGCCCACTCGGACGCTATTGTGTTTCTCAATCACCTCCGAGGCGGCATTCCCAAGCGCATACCAGAACTGCACGATGTGCGGATTGGCCGCGCGCCATGCGTCCACCAGTGGCTGCATTTCCTCCTCGGCCATTTTCGCTCCCATGGCTTTCAGTGCGCCGACTCCGCCGCCGTAGCCGCAGTTATGGACGAGATGCCCCGATACGGTAAAACGGTGATGTGGTCCGGCATTTCGTAGGTCATACACTCTGGCTACGCCCCGATTGAACTCATTGGGATTATGCTGTACTGTCTGCCCGCACCCTGCGAGGTGCAGTTCGTTGGCGGCAGCCTGCTCGAACGGAATTGGAGGTGTCTGTCCTTTCACCCAGACGAGATGGTCTGCCGTTGCTGTGAGTCCTTCATAGGTAATGACCTCCCTTCTTCCACGGTACACAAGTCCTTCATGCGGTACCCAATTCTCTCCATCCCACACCTTGTGGTGCAGCTGAATCTGCTCGATGGGCACCAATCCCTGATCTGTCAAGACGAGCTGTCCTTCTGCGATACAGCTCAAAGTCGCCTGCTTCCCCTTCTGCCGGTATTCGTAATTTGGATGCCCCTTGACGATGGTCTCCTGCGGGACGTGGAACATGCGGCTGGCTGTCGCCTCGTAGATTTTGCCATTGCCCCGGAACTCATCCAGCACCCATTCCTCCCCGGCCAGCCATGCCAGCACCCGCGCTTCAATGGCTGAGAAGTCCGCCACGATAAAACGGCATCCATCTTTGGGGATGAACGCTGTGCGGATCAGCTCAGAGAGCGTGCCCGGCACAGACCCGAACAGCAATTCCAGCTGTTCCTCGTCGCTGCGCTTCACGATATCTCTGGCGAGGCGCAGATCGGGCAAATGATTCTGGGGCACGTTTTGCAATTGCACCAGACGTCCGGCCCATCTGAATGTGCGCGACGCGCCGCCAAACTGCAGCATCCCATGTACCCGTCCGTCCCTGCAAACCGTTCTTGCCATGGCCTCGTACTTCTTGATCGATGTCTTGCTCAGTTCCAAACGCAGCTCCAGCAGTTCTTTGACGATGCCCTCCGCCTCAGCAGCCTTCTCCTGCACGATGCGCTTGGACAGGCTCTCCATGGGCATGTCCATATCGGCTAGCCACGCCTTGAGCTGGCTTACGCTGCCGGGGTTTTCCAGCCCTGTCAACTCCTGTGCCCGCTGGAACGCCTGCCGGCTAAAAGCCAGATCGACCGCCATCGCCTGTTTGACCAGCAGCCGATCCACCCGCACGCCCCGGTCATTGATCCGCTGGTCGAGCGCGTACAGTTCCCATTCGTGCTCAGGCAGTGGATGCTTAAGTAGCGCATGATAGACCGCGCGCTCGGTTTCCACATCCTGCGCGTTGTATTTCTTGTACATTACCCACTTCTCCGGCGCGTGCTGCGGCAGGTTGCGCGTGCGCCCGCCGTTGGTCCTGGTCGGCTTGCAGGGAGCGGAGAAGTAGCGGATCAGGTCTTTGCCTTCCTCCATCTTCTTCTCCGTCACGTTCAGCACCACCGCCACATCGGCCAGCCTGCCGGGCAATGTGGAATACCACGCCATGACCATTGTGCAGCGCCATTGCGCTGGATCGAGCCAATGACCGATAAGATTGGAAAAGCACGCGCGCTCAAACGCGGCATTGTGCGCGATTTTCAGGATGTTCGGGTCTTCCAGCGCTTTGAGGAATTCGTCCGGCAGCGTTTCACCACAGGCCAGGTCTACGGTTATTACCGGCCCATCGTCAAAGGCGTAGGACAGCAGCAGGATCTCGAAGTCCGACGAGTCGCAATAGCGATATACTCCGCACTTAGGGAGTGGGGCAGAGGAGTAGGTTTCAATGTCCAGATGCAAAACGCGCAAGCGCATCACCTCCGTTTTTTTCTATCTCACGTTACTTTCCGTTGCCGCGGTTGATTTCACTTGATTTTTCGGGTATAATACGAGTGGGGCAGTTTCCAACCTGTTCTGAGGAGGTGCGCAAATGGTCAGCATGAACCACATTCGTCAGGCAGTAGAAACCGTTGCGCCGGCCTTCCCGATTAAAAAGGTCGAACTCTTTGGTTCCTACGCCAGCGGTACAGCTCAAGAACACAGCGACGCAGATTTTCTGGTTGAATTCAACGAATCGCCGGTTTCCCTCCTGAAGTTGTTTGGCTTTCAGGAAGCGCTTGCCGAAATGCTGAAGATTGACGTTGACGTGATCGAGATTCCACTTCAGCCGGACAGCGATCTTGAAATTGGAGAAACGGTGGTGCTCTATGGAAGCTAAGCGGCGCGATGTAACCATTCGCAAGAAAATACTGCGGGAAATTGCAGATATCGAAGCGTTCATTGCCAACGAAACGGAGGAAAGCTTCGCGCAATCCCGTCTTGCCCAAAAAGCCGTGATGATGACGCTGATCAACATCGCGGAGTTGTCCAAATCTTTTTCCGAGGAGTATCGGCTTGCAACGAGCAGCATTCCCTGGAAAGAGATTCGTGGCTTGCGCAATATCGCCGCCCACCAGTATGAAATTATTCGTCCTGCCAACATCTGGCTTACGATTACGCAGGATGTGCCTGCGCTCAAAAACGAACTGCTGGCGCACCCGCCGGAGGAAAATTCCTGATCGTTTCTCTATCAAACTGCACTTTCAAGAATGCGCCGCCCGCAGCAAACGCCACGGGCGGCTTGGTTTATTCTATCAGGCCAATCCCCTGATCTCAGTCCAGAAAGTCCTCATCATCCACGCCGTCCAGCGCATCGAACTCGTCCTCGGCGCGCACGCGGCCATTCAGCGGCTCGCCGTCGCACCAGAACTGGATATTCTGCAGGCCGCAGGCAATGCCGCGATTCCCGTTGGTGTTGAAGGGATAGAAGCTGATCGACGCCCGCACATAGCAGCCGGAGTACACCATCAGCGGGTCGGTGATCGGAATGCGCCTGCGGTCCACCACGCCGGGCTTCTCGCGGCTGTTGGCGTTGACAAAGTAGGCGTCCGCATACGCCGGGTCGTCCGGGCGCTCGACGTCGCCGTCGCGCAGCGGCAGCTTCAGGTTTGCCGGGGTCTTCCCGCCCCACTTGCTCACGCCGTTCTGCTTGGCCTCCTCGATAGCCGCCTTGATCTTGCCGATGGTCTCCGCGTCGCTCTTGGGGATGATGAACGAGCAGCTGTACTTGGGTTCCGAGCCGTTCACACTCTGCGGCTCAAAGATGTGGACGAAGGATGCGCGCACCTTGCCGGTGATGACTTTCGTTGCCATGGTTGGTTCCCTTTCTGCCCTGATGGGCTGTCCTTAATATTGATCGCTGGAAGTGTCATTGAAATCGCTCGCCGCGTCGGAATACGGCTTGCGGGGGTCGCTTTCGGGCACGAGCTGAGGCGCGCCCACGGGCTTGACGACGTATTTGCCCAGCACCTCGGAGAACTTCTTCCTACCCATGCGCTTCTCCAGATCGCCTACGCCCAGCAGCGTGGTCTTGTAGATGTCCGTGAAGCCTGCCTCCGTCGCAGCCTTGATGACCTCAGCCTCGCTGGTGTACCTACGCACGCTGCGCCCCGCCACCAGCTTGTAACCCGGCCAGTCCCTACCGTTCACCGCCTGCTGTGTCGCATAGGCGATAAGATCCTGTACCCAGTTGTTCAAGCTCTCCGCCACGGGCAGGATGTCGAGAATTTCTTCGTCGGTCAGCAGGTCGGGTTGCTTAAAGTCGCGCTCAGCCAGCCGCATGTGGTATTCACTGCGCTTGCGGCAGGTGTACCGCGCCTTGCAAAAGCGGCACCACTCGCCCGCGCAGAACTCGCCTTCGCCCCTCGCCGCCAGCAGCGCTCTGGGACGCACCTCCGTCTTTGCCCATTGGAGCAGCTCCCCGGCAGGCATTTCAAACGTCGAGATGTTGTTCAGCCTCGGCTGCACGATACTCATGCGCACAGTTTGGATGTCGTACAGTGCTTCAAACTCCAGCAGCGCACCCAAACCGTACAACATGAGCTGGCTATTGTGATCCGCCTCCACCCTTACGCCGCGCCCGCCTTTGAAATCAACAATTTCCAGCACGCCGTCGGCCACGATGACCAGATCACCCGTGCCAAAGCCGTCCGGCACATATTCTGAGAAGTCCAGCCGGTGTTCCACCAGAATCAGCGGATCCGGGCAGGAGGCGCGCACGGCCTCAATCGTCTCAATGCAAAAGTCTACGTACTCGTCAGTTACGTTCTCGGCCTCGTCGCTGTAGAAGTCGTTGTCGCGATGCTCCACGTACTGTGCTTCCAGTACTTCAGGGGTCATGTCGCCCAGATATCGGTGCAGTTTCATCTCGGACAGCTCGTGGAGGAAAGTTCCCTCCTCCGCGTAGACAGAGGGCTTGTCCGCGAACTGCTCCGAGAGTTTTACGCTGGGAGGACACATGAGCCAGCGGTGGGAGGATGAGGCGCTCAATGCGGCGTGTGCGCGGGCAGCATGGTCTATATTGCCAGTGGCTTGGGTCATCTCGCTCACAGCGCTTCTACCTCCCGCATCAGGTCGAGGTAGTCGCTTTCCGGCAGGTCGGTGAGCTTGGCCACGCCGTGCCCAGCCAACAGCGCGCGGATCCTGGGGCGGGTCTGCGGCGTGGAGCGGGCTGCTACGAAGGCGCGCAGCTCCACCAGCGTAGGCAGCTTGGGCGCATCAGGCGCGAGGTTTTCGGCTACAGGAACGCACGGCACCTGCGTGGCGGGCTTCTTGTTCCCAGCGGTCTGCTCCTGCACAGGCTCGTTGGTCTGCTCGGGCACGATGGCAACCTGCTCCATCCTGACCGCATCGCCCTGCTGTTCTTCCGGCTCCTCGATGGCGCGGGCCAGCGCCTCCAGACTGTCCGTCAGGCTGCGCATATCCTGCACCACGTCCAGCAGCATCTTGATCTTCGACATATGTTCCCTCCGTTTCTTTAGTCTGCAATAATGGTGTTCAATGGACTGAACTTTTGAGCGGGCGCGCGGATAAAGCGCATTCCCATTTGCCTCACTCCTTCAGGTTCATCAGGACGGCGAGCAACAGCGCAGTCTCGTTTGCCCCGGTCTCTTCCCACGGCGGATTGATGTCGGCACGCCCAAAGTGCCCATACACTGCCAGCGGCGCGTACATTGGGCAGCGCAGCTTCAGTTCGCGGATCAGCGTCGCGGGGCGCAGATCGAACGTCCGGCGTACCGCCCGGCACAGCACTTCATCGGGCACAATCCCGGTGCCGAAGGTCGCGACCTCCACGCTCACGGGCAGTTCCCTGCCGATGGCGTAGGCGAGCTGCACCTCGCAGCGCTTCGCCAGCCCCGCGTCTACGATGCTTTTGGCCACCCAGCGCGCGGCATACGCGCCGGTGCGGTCTACCTTGGTGCTGTCCTTTCCCGAAAAGCTCCCGCCGCCGATGTGCGCCACGGGGCCATAGGCGTCCACTGCCAGCTTGCGCCCGGTCAGGCCGGTGTCCGCCGCAGGCCCGCCCAGTACAAATCTTCCGGATGGATTGATGAGCAGCCGCGTGCCCGGGCGCAGGTACTTCTCGGGAATGACCTTGCGGATGACTTCTGCTTTCACCGTTTTGCGGATGGTTTCCACAGACACATCTGCATCGTGCTGCACAGAGACCACAATCGCACTCACCGCCACCGGCGCATCGTCCTGATACAGCACCGTCACCTGCGCCTTGCCGTCCGGCTTCAACCACGGGATGCGGCTTTCGTCCAGCCCGCGGCAGAGCTTCTGCGCCAACACCACAGGCAGCGGCATCCGCTCCGGCGTTTCATCGGTGGCATAGCCCGCCATGATTCCCTGATCGCCCGCGCCCAGCTTGTCGCCCTCGCCAACCGCCTGCGCAATATCCGGCGACTGACTATTCAAGCGCACTTCGAGCGACAGACTGCCGTCCGTGGACAGCTCGTCCATGGTGTAGCCTACCTCCGCGCAGAGCTGTTTCAGCATGCGCTCCACGTCCACGCTGGCCTTGGAGGTGACCTCGCCCGCCACCAGAACCTTGCCGTCCGCCGCCATGACCTCGATGGCCGCGCGCGTATTGGGATCACCCTTAAGGTGTTCGTCCAGCAGCCTGTCTGCCAGCTGGTCGCAAAACTTGTCCGGGTGTCCCGCCCGCACGGCCTCGGCGGTCACAAGCCTACAATTTCCGTTCGTGTTCTTCTCGCTCATATCTCGTCCCCTCGCTCGTCGTAGTGAATGACCTGTGTGTTGAATCGCCTTTTCTGGGGTTTGTGCGGCGCTGGACTGCCGCCTGCGGCATGACAGGGTTTCGGCGCGTCTCTTGAGTGGTTCTGATCCGGCCTGCCAGCGCGCTTCTTCGCCTTTTCCTCGCGCATCACGTTGCACAGGGCATAGAAGCAGGTAGGATCGGCGTAGCCCTCGGTGTTCTTGTAGGTCAGGCGCGCCTCCGGATCGTCCAGCGGACAGGGTTGCTCTTTGCCAGTGTTAATCCCGACTGATTTGCGGCTCATGCGCCCACCAGCCTCTCCGCCAACGCCTTCGTCAGGCTGCGCCAGCCGGTAATCAGCCGGGCGAGCAGCAGATTGCAGCCCCGCCTGACGCGCGTCCAGAAGTACACCGGCGCAAAGGCCACGGCCTCTTCCGTACAGAACACGTCCGTGATGAGCCATGTGCCCTGAACCTTCCTGAGCAGCAGATGGACGCCGCCATCGTAGCGCAGCTCCTGACACTCGGTGTCCAGCTTGACGCTCGCCGCCTCGTGCGCGGCAATGTACTCCGCTACTTCCCGCTTGAGGATGAAGGCGCGGATGTAACGGGTTCCGAGGGAAGTGTTCAGCCTGGCGAACTGCCGCCAGCCCTGTTTCGTGAACTCGATGGATACGGCGTATCCCGCCATGATGTGGCGGTGAATGGAATCAAACATAAAGGCGACCTCCCGCACAAATACTCCGGAGCGCTCTTGCGCATGGACGCGGGACACACTTTCTCCACCGATTCCTCGGCTTCGCTGCACAGATCGCCTGTTTGGAGCCTATTTCTGACCTCTGGCCTGCCGGGTTCAGCTCTTGCCATGGGCTTCTGTTGCTCACTGGTTTACTCGATCCGGCGCTGTGCTCGTCCTTCGTCCTTTCCGGGTTCTCGTGGGTGGCCACCTCACGGGTATTATGATAGCGGACTGAAAGGCATATGAACAGGACAAATTTTGTCCGGTTCATAATTGCATTTTTCAGGCTTTTTCAACGGCAAAAACCATCATTTTTGCATCATTGCATTTGTATCGGCGGTTTTTCCTGCATTTTAGGCCAAATAGCCCGCTTTTGAGGACAGAAAATCGGACAAATTTTGTCCGGTTCCCGCCGGGAAGATTGATGTAAATTTTTCTTGCTTCGATAGGCGGAGAAGATATTTTGCCAAAAACAAAAAAGCCGATTGCCCGCATTCACACGGACAACCGGCTGCGATGATCGTCTTCTTTCATTCTCAAACTGTCAGGCAATCCAGTTTCCTCTCTTTCAGAAACTCATTGGCCTTATCCACGCCCTCACTCCACAGTACCTTGAGAATGTACTGCAACGCCAGGTGTCGGCGGTTGGTCTCGCTGAAATGAACGTACGCTCTGTCCAGCAAGAGCGCACTGATCCAATCCGGAAGACGCCACAGCAACGCTACCGTAACGACAAAATCCGCGTTGATCCGGCGTTCCGGATCCTCCAGCCACCGCAGAAGCGTTCTGGATGGCATGTTGAGCTTCTCCGCCATCGTTTCTCTGGTGTCGCCATTGCGCTTCATCAGCATGTCAAAGGCTTCGATAAAGGTTTCAGGAAAGCGGCGCTTGTACTGCAGCTCCGCCTCGATATCATCCATCTCTCTTTCGTTGATGATATCCTCCAGATAGAACATCGTCTGCTTCACGTAATCCGGGTCGTAATTCATCCGCCCGAAGACGTATCTCCCGACGTTTTCCTGTTCATAGATCCTTGTGAAGCGAAGGCAGCATTGATCCACATGCCTGCTCGCCCACGGTGTCAGCATATGTCCCCACGGAGCCTGCTCTACAAATCGCGGCTCGTTGCGCACAATATGCCCATCTGCATAGATGAATTTCCCGCTGTCCAGCAGTTTTCTGAAGTCGGGGTTCTTCTCGTACAGACAGCCCGCCGTCACCCTGTCGATGTTGAAGGTGTGTTCGCTCTGGCGCAGCGACTCCTCATCAAAACTGTATGGCTGGATCCTTACCCTGTCCACATAGTTCAGCGCGCCCTTGGCGTGAATATGCCCCAGCTGAATCATCCGCGCACGCAACCGGAAATGCGGAATGCGATGTTCCTCCGCAATGGCCAGACCGATCTGCTCGTATTTCTCCCCTTCATGGGCATAAGTATTGAGCATTCCACGCTTTTCTGCCATGATCCTCCGCATGAAGTTTGCGGGCAGCATCAGGCCGTATGCGCAGCGGTTCGCCTGTTTCTCCATCCAGTAGACCGGGTTGGTGACCTTTTCCTCGTCCCCTGTTATCTCGATCTCCTCTGTCTTCATGCGCAGCAGGTCATTGTGGTGCATCTCCTGCAGGCGAAAAAACAGATAGTGTTCGTAGTAATGGACGCACTCATGATAGATATTGAAATCCGAATACTCTCTTTTTATCGCGTTCGTGTTGATCACGATGGTATTGGCGGGGATGCTCACCTCCTCAGGCGGCTCTTTGTTTTCCGATGCGATCACGAAATCATCAATCAGGAAAAGGACGCTGTTCACTCCTTTGTGCTCGTGAAGCGGCACATACTTGGTGGAGAGACCCATCGCTCTGGCAAGCGCACGAGCTTCGCGCAATTCCGGGTTTGTCAGCGCTCCATGTATATACGTTTCCCAGACGTTTTCAGCCTCATCGTCCATCTTTGCCGAGGTGAAATACGGAATGAGATATGGACTCAGCAGCGTCATGCCGCAGCGATCCGGCGCTTCATCCTCGTTCGTCATCTCCTCAATCGTGCCCACCAACGGCCCCGGCTCCTCAGCAGAGAACCAGAAGCACAGATAGCCGCGCCATTCCCGGATGCCGCTCTGCGTACTGAGGAACAGCGAAACGTAGACGTCCGCCCAGAAGTTAAGGCGGTCGATCCGCCAGTAATTGACGCTCCGAAAGGTACAAACGTCCCGATTGATCGTCCTGTTCGTAAAGCTGAAGCCTACGAGCCTGCCCAACTGACCCCTGCGGAGGCTTTTGTTGAGATATGCATACATGGTCAGCCGATAATGGTCAAATAGATACTTGGTCATTGTCTGGACAACTGGCACCTTCATTCTCCTGACGCCGTCTGCCGCCGCGTTCGGCTGCGGGGCCAGGCCATTAGAGCAATTCTCCATGTCTGGCTGTGCGTCTACATACACGGCTTCCCTTGCGCCGATAGGCACTGAGTGCTTGACATACTCCGCATTCTTTTGTCCTTTTGTATACACCCTCCTACCTCCCGCTCCGTTATGCTCCCAGCCACCAACGCTGTTCTGTATATCATTCTACAGAGGTTTATACCCTGTGTCAAGTAAAATTCACACTGATTCTGATTTTTTCCACTTGCACTTCACAAAGTATTGTGTTATAATGTGATTGACAATAGAGATGGCTCAGGCGTTTGGGTATGTGCTGAGCGCTTCATGCTTATACCCGGCAATCTCATTTTTGCAGCAGGAGGGAAGGATCATGGCCGTCAGCAAAGAGCCGACACAGCAGGGGCCAGCCGAACAAAGAAGCTGTTATGCCTTTGGGGACGTCATCCGCAAATATCGTTCCCGTTTAAAATACAATCAGCGGGAGCTTGGAAAACTGATGGGTGTCAACCAGAACACCATCTGCAATTGGGAAACCGATAAGAATCAGCCGGATGCGCAGGCCATGCGAAGGCTGTGCCTGCTTCTCGATATCCCGTTGTATGAGCTGTTCGGCATTGAGGATAAGCATAGCAAGCTGTCCGAGCGTGAGCTGCTCCTTCTGTCCTTTTACCGTTCTTTGGATGAGCATGGCAAGGAGGATCTGGAGACCTTCGCTGAGGCGATGAGCAGCAACGTTCACAAGCGCAGGCTTCGCATGGCGTTGGAACGGATGAACAGTGTAGAGGATCGCGGTCGTGCTGCGGCTGCGGGCGATGGCGCAGATTGGGAGGACCATCCTGAGTGCGAACACCGCATCCTCTTTGACAGCCGCGCCGTCTCTGAAGCGGACGAGGTCATGACGGTAAACGGTCAGAGCATGGAGCCCATGTTTCACGACGGTGACCGTGTGCTGGTGCAGTATTGCGCAGATCTCAGTTATGGCGACGTCGGCATTTTCTATGTGCCCGGCATGGGCGGCGTGATCAAGCAGGTGGCCCATGACCGCCTGCACTCACTGAACCCGGACTACGACGATATTTTCCCCTACGAGGACGGGGCGAAAATCATCGGGCGCGTATTGGGGAAGATTACGGAAGACATGATTCCCGATGCGGACGAGCAGGCGCTCTATCTGGAGGCGCGGAAAGGTTGCTGATTTCACCTTGGAGGGGTGCGT